GAAGTACCGTAACCTCGTTCATGTCGGTGACGTCGAGATCGATGTGGAGGACGTCCTCCATATCACTTGTCGGACTCATGACATATTGCACATCACGAATCGGTCCTGGGTCCAATCCCAAGGTATCGAATTTCCGATACAACGCGAGCAGATTGTTCATCTGGTTCTCGGTGCGATAGAAGGTGAGATCGGCATCGTTGCGAATGATATAAGTCAGATGGACGTACTTGTTCATGATTACTCCTAAATATCCAATGTGGTTTCGTTTTGTGGTGGATTGTCGTAATGGTACGTGAACCCGAGATAGGTTGGGGATGCCGTACCATTGATGGCATTCCTGATTCGTTGGGCTACGTTCTCCACTCGTCCGTTGCTATGCCCGTGTTCGATAAGCCATCGCGCACAGTCGGCTGTTGTCGAGAACGTCAGGTCGAGTTCGTTGATCACGGTTCGATTCTCGGTGCGAAGTGTCGGCTCGACCACACGAAACATTCTGGCGAAGTTGTCGTTGCCGAGAATACTATCCACGGCGCCGAGCAGCTCCGGCTTTACCATCCTGGCGTACTCTCGTAACCAGAGATTATAGTACTGGGAGTAGGGACGCTCGGGCTGATGCTTGCCGTAGATGCTCTCTATGTCGCGTATTGCCTGGGTGCTGATACCCATCATCTCTCGACAGCGATACTGTGTAAGACCGAGCAGGGTTCGTGCGGCTCGAAATTGATCAGGCGTTGGCATGGTCATATCACCGATTTCTCAGTTTCGACGGAGATCGTTACGGGATCGATAATGATCATCTCGATGTCAACGCAGTCCGGAATCTCGTTAATGATTCTTTTGAGATCGCGTCGCTTCACTTTCTCAGTGATGAGATACGATCGTTCAAAATTCTCATAACGATGGACCGCTTTTCCCTGTATCACATAAGGATTTTGCGTATCCGTTTTCTCGTATATCATGGTATCCCGATGGCCTTTTACCGTTATCCTATTGCCTTTGATGGAATCATTCATGGTTGTCTCCTTTTCGAAAATATCAGATAGTCTTCGGATCGGCGATGCCAAGCAGCGTGGTCTTCTTGATCTCGACTTCCCGTTTGTCGAGGGCGATCCAATTGACATCACCGTTGAGGTCCGGAATGACTTCTTTGATTTCAGAAATCGTCGGTTTGTACGTGAAATATCGTTCAAAGGTTACGTCTTTGGGGGCAATGGAATAGTCGGCGTCTCCTTCAATAGTAAATCCCTCACGATAGCTGATGGTCAATACGTAAAGCGTCGTTGTCGAGCTCATTATTCACCCGCTTTCAAATAGAGAAAATCGAGATCCACATCCTCGACCTTCGTGCGAATATACTTCCGTTCATTGCATTCCGGACAGATGGCCATGTAGCTGATCCATCCATCCCTGACGATCAGCATGCTCGTAGTGAGCACGCAGAGACACTGGCAATCGACGAATTTCCGTCGTGCGTATTGCCAGATTGTTGGTTTTCTATTGGGGTCCATGATTTACCTCCGAATATGTCGGCCTTGTAGATTCTGGATGCGCCGATTTTCGGCCTTGTGAGCCATTTTAAGGGCCCATAGAGAGGTGAACACGATCGGAATGCATAAAACCATGGATATGACCAGAAGGGCCGAGAAAACGGTGATTATAGCGTCAATGAGAACGATCATTTGAGCGCCTCCTTCTGGTCGTTTTGGTCTGAATATGGAACTTTGGGTCTTCCCTGACTGGCGTCCGATCCGATCCCTTCATGCAGTTCTGACATCCCGCATTGACATAGATGTTGCGTCCATCACTCCACGCATGGGTCGTATCGATCCAAATATACGGATCGTACTCCGATTCACAATGAAGCTTGTGCTCATCATGCAGTTCTTGTTTGATGGCGTCGAAGTTCGCATCGAAGATCTCGACCATCGGTCCTGCGGAAATATGGTTGTCGGTCACGATTTACTCCTTTGGTTCTGTCTCGTCATGGATCCACATCAATCCTTTGCAGATCCATGCGGGAATATGGAACAGCCAGCAGAGGAACTCGACGACACAGAGCATGACGAATGTTCCTCCGATGACGAGAAGGACTGTTCCTTCGGGTTGGTCCCATTCACCGACGAATTCGCAGTATGCTACCATGGCGAGGACTCCTCCAATAAAGTTGAGTAGTGAATATATCGGCATCATATCCCAGTTAATCTCGTCCGCGATCACCCTCCTGTTCAAAAGTCCATGGCTTGCGATTGTCCATTTGTCGATGCTCATTCCTGGAAATATCGAATTGCGTCGATCGTCCGCATAGACAGCACATCACTTCGCATTCATGATGATCCGGTGTAATCTCCCATGCATCGGTGACGAGCAACGATGCGTTTGGGTGGCATCCAAGATATCGTCTTGCCCGATCAAATACATTCGCCGGTGCCATAATACGCTCCTAAAAATAAGAGGGCATGACCGACGCGCGATGACGTAGGTCATGCCCTTGGATGGAAATATGGTTTACTCGATGGACTTCAGGTCCGCATCGACCTTCTGGAAGGTCATGGTGTTGAGGGCCGTATCCGGTTCGTCATTGTCATAGAACTCGTCCTCGAACGGATCCTCATGCTTGGTTGCGATGAGCATCTGCAAATATGCGGTGTTGTGATCTGACATCTTACCGCGGTATGCGGAGAACGACAGATTGACGTTTTCGATGTCTGCCCAGTCCAGAATATCAACCGGGCTGAGGTCGATCTCCTCACCCTGCACCACGGCCTTCTTATGCTCGGCCCACAGGCGCTTGTTGCCGTACTGGGTCTTGAACAGGATCTTCGGATTCCTAGTGTCGGCCGGATCGTCCTTGAATTTTACGTTGACCTTGAGCAGGAGCTGAGGATCAGCGTCGATCTTCTCACGCATGCGGGGACGGAATCCCTCGTCGGTCAGGAAATCGAATTCGTCCTGAGTCAGCTCAATGTTGAAGTTGCGATTGCCCTCATCATTGAACTGACCGCCGTTACCGGCGAAGTTCGGATAGATGAGTTTCGCCTCACGAATGCGGTACGACACACGACCACGGGAATCCACATACTTTTCGACTGCCATTGCTTTGTTCCTTTCGTTTGTTTGGTTAGAAAATATCACTTGGTGACAAAGGTGGTCACCCGATCGACGAATGGCCTAGGGTCGGTCATCCGGCCTCGCGCGATGTTCTTCTCGTTGCAGCGCTCAATGGCCGAGGTGATTTCATCGTCGGTGATGCCGGAGTACTTGTAGAAGTTCGCCAGCGTCTGGAGGACGTCGGCGAATTCGTCGAGCATGTGCTCGCGCGTATCGTGCTGCGAGGCGACCATCAGTTCAGCCGATTCCTCCAGTACCTTCTTTGCCAGCTTCTTGCCATCGTCGAGTTCGCCGTCATCGAAGGTCTTCATTGGCGGGAATTGGATCATGTTGTTCCTTTCTGAAAAATATGGGCCCATGCGTTGGTCGCACAGGCCCATATGGTCAAAGGTTGATCTGGTCAAGATCGATTCTATAGTCGTTCGACTTCACGATGCGGTTCTCGAATCCAAGACCGGCGAAATCACGGAACACCCGCTTGGCGAATTCTCGTCGGCTCATGTCCTTGTGTTCGGACCTGAGATCAAGAATATACCAAACAAGCGTACCGATGCATGCGCCGATCAGGATGAGGGCCACGACCTGATAGTCGAGTAATTCAATAGTCATCGTATTCCTTTCCTATGAATATCCTTCATTATAGGCGATGACCTTGTCGCGAATCAATCGCTCATGGCAGCAATGCGCATGACATCCATCATCGATTTGTTGCGGCCGATGTTGTATCCGACGTAGAAAATGGCGCCGGCGGCGATGATCAGCGATTCCGGATGTTGTTCGATGAAGTCCATGACAGTGCTTCCCGCCTTGTCGATTTCGTCGTTGACGTTGATGGTCTTGTTGTCCATGGTGGTCTCCTTCTTTGATTTGCGGAATTTCGGTGAAATATGAATGTTGAAGTCCATGATCAATCCTTGCGCTTATGCCGGGTTACGGTGATGTCGTAGATGGTTTCAATGGGACCTTCGACCATCACCTGCCGTCCGCAACCAGTGCAGATAAATATGGTGACGATCCTATGGTCCTTGAAATATACATCATGGGGGCGAATGTCGTAGTCGCAGTCGCACCCCATGAGCTCGTTGAGTTCGTCCTCACGCATCAGCGGTCTCCTTCCGATCTGATCCAATCTGTCTTTTCGACGGTGACAGATTTCAGATATACATTATCTACGTGTCTGACCATGGTGGATGCCAAGTCGATGGCCTCCCAAGCCGACGGTCGATGCTCGGAATAATCGCTATAGACTGTTTGTTGCATGCCACCGGATTTGTTCTCCAGAACGATTCTGATGCGGTACAGCATGATGATCGCGCTCATGGCCGACCCGGCTTCCTGTTGCGAATATGATCCATCACGGACCTGAACCGCTCGTTGGCTCCTGTATTGAGCGCGACGAACGCGATGACTCCGACCGCAGGGACGATGATGTCCCTGATCCAGAGTCTCGCCTCTCGGGCTGTATCGATGGTACGCTGTTTCATGGTTTGCTCCTTTCGAAAATATCAGTGGATCTCGTGTTTGCTCATGGTATCCAGTACAGTCATCACTTCTGCAAAATCTTTGGTCTCGAAGCGGTAAAAGATCTGAGCCTTGTAAACTCCCTTTGGATAATAGAGTCTCTGACCGAAGTCAATACCCTTTTCCGACACAGCGTATTCGAAGAATCGTCGTTGCGCCGCTTCATCGGATCCGTTGTCGAAGACCACATCGAAGCGATCGACGGAGTCATCATGGCGATAGCGAATTTCAAAGCTAAGGTTGCTCATGGTGTCATTCCTTTCATAAAAAATATAGGCCCATGCGTTGATGCACGGGCCTATAATGTTGATCAGTTCTTGCTCTGATCGGATTCCTTCTGGAGATTGAAATCGCTCTGGACCATCCACTTTACGGTATCCTCCAGATGCTCGATGCGTTCGTGATCGTTCATGGTCGTCTTATATTCCTTATAGGCCAAGGCGATCGAGATCGCACCGGATGCAGCTGTGATAACCGCACCGGCGATGGTGAGCATATCTTTCTTGTCCATGGTGGACTCCTTTCATACACTATAACTCTTCATTATAGAATATGTTTCCGTCGCGGATAATCCGCCCACCAGATGGTCGGATGCGTCCATCTACGGGCATGCTTGCCTCGATGAATCCGGTTTTCGATGATCCACAGCAGATGTCGATATGGTGCGTCATTGACATATTCGTCGGTCGGCGTGATCAACCAGTCTACCAGGAGTCCGATAAGGGCTAAGGCCACCAGTGATAGACATAACAAACAATTCATCAAATCAATCATTGCAATCACCCATGTCTGAGAAGTTCGGATCGTCGTCGATATCGCATTCGGCATTGGGATCGTAACCGAGTTCATCGATCGATTCCGTGATCCTCAATCCCTGTGTATAAATATCATCGCTGATTCTGCGGAGCTCGTCATATTCGTCATGGATCTGGAGAATATGGTTTCGGATCCAGGTGATTCTACTGACGATCTTCATCAGAAGAATTATTGTCGTCGCGATCGTAAGTCCGATCAGTGTCTTCATCTTCCGGCTCGTTGTTCTCCTCCTTGTGGAACTTATTGTAAATATCAGTGGCGTCACGCACTCCGTTCTTGGTCACCAGATTCGCCTTATCAGCAGTTTTGACCATGATGAAGACAATTCGATCGTCCTCCTTGCACCAGTCTCGCGCATCGAGTACCACTTCATCATCGGTGAACTCCTCGGTGTTGATCTGAACCGCAGGAACATCGGGATCAAAATCAACGATACGCCAGTCTTTGAGATAAGTATTCTTTTTACAGTGATTCTTTTCGCGAATATAACGGATTAAAAAGTCCGCTCCTTGGATCACCAGATAACTGACAATTGTTCCGATGACCATGGCTATAATCAGTCCGAAAATAAAGTTGATACTCATGGATGAACTCCTTTTATAGTGTTTAGAAATGATGGTGATCGCAGAACCAGCTAATGACCAGCATGAGAACGACCAGAAATATAACAATGATCGCTTCAGGCCAGGTCATGTAGCCAGCTCCTTCATGAGATCATTCGATGCCGGATTCGGCGAGGAATATGGACTACTCTCGTCGATCAGCCATTCGTACGATCCGTATTGTTCGATGGTATCGATGGCATCATCGGCCAATCGCTCATAATATCGTCGGTCAATCTCTGAAGATAGTCCATTGTCTCGGATGACCGAATATTCCTTCCAGCGATACCCTTTTGTTCCAGATACCGCATCATAACCCCCTCGATTGTTTTCACGAACCAATAGACCTCCTCCGCATCCCGATTTGACGGGGGAAAAGGCCGATACTTTACCAACAAAGCTGTAATGATGCTCATCCGGTCCAAGTCCCTCATTGAAATCGAGGAAAATATTGGACTGAGCCGATTTAGTCTCTCGGAAATCCTTCAGAGCGACGGGCTCTTTGGTAAACAGGGTCTTAAAGACATAAGGAACCTGGAACTGCAACCCAGTAGCGGTCCACTCACCACAGTGCTCACCGTAGGCTGAATGAGCGATGTAGGTGGACTTATTGACGATGCACATCTTGTCATAAATGGACTCCAATTCGAAATTGTATCCGTATTGTTTGCCCATGGCAGTAACGAAGTCGATGATATCGCGGTCCACATCGGCGATCTTGATCGAATCGGTTTTGATGTGGACCACGGTGTATCCGAGCTCCTGTACCTTGTGCTTGAGCGCAATCATGAACAAGGCGCCTCGTTTGGCGACTTTGTTGTCGAGATTGCGGTTGTTCGGATTGGCCGCATCGTTGAATCTGGTGGGGAACGAGGCGCTGGTCAGGCCATAGACCGCGTTAATGGCGATCTTCAGGGCCTGAGCCAGCGCCTTGGAATCCTCACCCTTGAGTACAGGTTCGAGGTCCTTGATACGTTCCTCTGGAACGAATTTCCTGAAAATATCAAGACATCGATCGAAGTCTTTATGCTTGATGGAGATACGGGCCTGTCGGATGGCGTCGAACCGTTCGGTATATGGACCGAAGAGATTCATGGCCACGATCGAACTAGGATGCATGGATGAGATGTCGAGCAGTCCGACATTGCCGAACATGCCGCCAAGACGATGTTCCTCTTTCTCTACCATCGGCCATCACCTCCGTGAATGACCAACATCACGAATATCAACGTGATGACACATCCGATGAAGATCCATGCTACGCCCATGTCGTATGCTCCTTTCCAAATATCTTCAGCGGTTCATCATCACCTTCAAGATGGCGGTTATAGGCGTCGACAAGATTAATGAGATCGATTTCATCAAGCCCTTCGGCATAGAGAGCTCGATTCTTCGGATCTGGTTTCGTGCTGTCGATACCAAGCGCCATCAAATATCCGTGAAGGAACAATCGTGATGGATACCTTCCGTTGATATGTGAAGGATACTGGTATCGGATTCCGTTGATGAATCGGATCGGAGATTCGTAATTCAAAACTCTACTCATTGCTTCTTACCTCCCATGGATGCTTCATCTCCATATAACTGTAATCACCGTATCCGTTGTCCATACCGTAGACGAATACGTAGCCGCCTTCTCCCGGATACTCGCCCATGTATTGGGACTTCTTGTCCTTTGGCGCGTATCGGTCGAAGGTGTATCCGGGGAACATATCCGAAAGGTCAGTGAAATTGAATTCCGACTGCGGATGCTTGTTGTTCCCGAATATGATCCGCGCGGTATGGGTGTTGGTGGTGTCGTTGACCGTAAGTCCGCTGAGCATGGCCAGCATCTGGCGCGCAGTGAAATCCTCCTTGAGGTGCTCGAACACGGCCTTGGTGGCCCTGACGTCATCCTCGCAATATGATTGCACCAACGGCCATTTGTCCTCCGGAACCGGTTGGTCCCACGGCATGCCGAGTTCGTGATGATCGATACCCAATTCGATCTCCCACTTCTTCAACGACTGCTTCTTGGCGGAGAAGTCGTAAATATCAGTGTAGGATGCATTGTATGCCTGACCGAACATGGCGTTCTTGTTTCCACTGACGATCCGTGTCGACAGATCATACAGCTGGGCGTTGTTGTATCCCATGACACCCCACGCCCAGAGAATATGATTGTCGTACTTGCGGTTGTTGAATCCCACTAGATTTTCATCAAGCAGTGTCATGATGTTCTGCCGCGGAGGATTGGTCCATGTCTTGACGACGTCTGAATCACTCTTCATGAAGCAGACCATGAAGAGGTTTGGAAAGACCTCGACATCGAAGAAGGTGAGAATATTGGCGTTCTTCGGATCACTTCCCTTCGGAATATCATCGGACTTGAACTTCATCTCATTCACCAGAACGATGCAATAATCCGACCAATGCGTCGACCTCAAAGCGAAATCAAATATCTCATTACGCATGTCGGTGACGTCGTATGGTTTACCGGACTCATACATCTCGTCCATGAGCTTCTTGATGAACTCGACGCTCGGCTTGGTCCCAGGACAACATTCCTTGCGCAAAGCCTTCTTGATGACGTTGCGTAGATGCTGTTCGTCCTTGAGTTCCTTCTGATTGATCACAGACTTTTCTCCTTTCAACGGAAGGCCGCTTGAAATATGGGAGATCTCATGATCGTTGCACCGTGAGAGCAGACGCCGTAGGGACGAATTGCCTCGGAAGACCTTGATCTCGACATGGATGTCGTAAAGGTTTTTGAGTCGGGATACGTCTCCATCATAAATATAGTGGAGGTGCAATCCCTGTCCGCTCTTGGACACCTCGGCATAGGTTGGAGGGAACTTGCGGGCCGCCTCGAGATTGGCCCGAAGCGACTTCTCACCATCCTCTCCTCGAATATCGAAGTCGATGACGATGTGGTTTTCCGGAACCTTAACCCAATGAAGTCGACTGGTGTCGAGGTCTTTGAGCGTGGTGCTGACTTGGGCCCATTTGGCGACTGGGGATCCGCTTTCGTCGTCTCTAGCGTATTGCGCAGGGCAATCATGACAGAGTTCGTCGAATCGACTGTCCGTTTTAGCAAGTCGAAGCCACGAGATATGGTCATCATCGGATGCTCGAGCATGTCGGTCAGAAGAGTCAACGATTCTAGATTCGAATTTGTCTCGTTGAAATCCATGATAGGTAACTGCCTTACTCGCTCCCCGGTTCATGGTTTCGAAATATGAAGCCAGTTCGAACATGAACTCGGAGCGTTTCATGACGTCGGTGATGTGGGCTTCCTCACACCATTCCTTATAGGCACGCCACAAATCTGTCAGACGCACTGGCTCATCGATGTCCATGAGGTCGATGTTGTCCTGAACGAATGTATAAATATCATTCGTCTTGGCGATCATCTCCGTTGGACGATACTGAGAATATCGGTTGACCCCGAGTTTCCTGTAGACCTCACGACAATGATAGGCAATGGAACCCAATTCGAATCCGATCTGTTTCATGCAGTCGAAATAATCATCCGGCGCTAATGTGTTACCAGTCGGATAAATATCAATCAGTCTCCTTGTGATGCCCGACTTGGCGTCAGTGATCTTCACCGGCTTATTCGTTGCCATGAACAGCATCGTCTTCAGCGGAACGGTGTACTGCTTGACACCCTTTTCGTTGACCACGATCTTCTCATGTGCAGCGATCTGATTAAGCAGGGTGTTGTCCCACATGTGACTCAGATCGCCATCGGTCTGGATACCGATGAGCGGAGAGTTTTTGAAGGATGCAGTACTGAATTGGTATCCCTTACCGAGTTCCTCCGCATTGAAATATGCGATGTATCCAGGGAAGAGCATCTCGATGATATTGAGAATCGTCGACTTTCCGGTTCCCGGATCACCATAGATGACGAACATCTTCTGGATGCGCTGAATATCATTACCATCGACCAAGGCTCCGATGCCCCATTCGAGCTTTTCGCGTTCGGATGGGGCATACAGCGTATTCATGAGCCGGTCGTATGCCGAGGTGTCTCCCTCGGATATCGCGTATTCCAGTTGCACGGTGGCGTAGTCCTCGCGCTTCGGAGTGTCATTGGCGAATATAATCCGCTGATTGAGTACCGCATCGCTGTCGGCCAGATTGCGCAGTCCTGAAATATACCTATTCCAGCAGCCGTTGGAGGTGTTCTGCATAAGCATGCAGGTCACTTCATTACCGTCCGGAGACTCGTATGAGTCGGCGAACTCCTGAATATCACGGTCGATCAGCTCGCCAAGGCGTTGAAGGTTCTGCGACCAGAGATGACTATCCGGATCGAACACCGCATAAAACGATCCGCCTTTGACGAGCAGATCGTGATACCCTCGCATCTTCGGATCGGCGAATATGGATTCATGGCCCTTGTTTGTCTTTTTGACACGCACCTGCACTTGATCCATCTTCGCCTCCTTTACATGTCGGGAATATGCTGTTCGTTGAGCCAATATTGCATCTGCCACCACCATTCAGATGGACGGATATCCTCGTCATCATGAACGATGAAGAGTCCACCGCCCGATCCATTAGGTCGGTACTGTCGATCCATCATGATGTCGCATCGATCCTGAATATAACACTCCGGATCTCTCTGGTTGAGAAACCAGTCATCTGAGCATCGTGTTAGATCCATGTTTTCAAGGAACATGGAGAACGCCGCATCGACCGGGACGATGGCAAGTACATCGTTGACCCGTTCGGCCAAGGCGACGAGGAACTCAAGGACCGAGCATCCTCGGATACCGCTAACCAACGAATATCCGGTTCGGCGTGTGTATGCATTACGTAACGATTCGCCGTCAGATATCCGATTCCGGTCCATCATGACGCTGGAACGGAATGGCATGGCCGCGAGAGACATACTGAGATCGACGTATTCGTCGAAATCCACACGATGACGTAGCCATTGAATATACGATGCGTTGAAAAATGGCGATGAATTACTGGTCATTGACCTCCTCCATTTCGGCCGCTATAGTGGAATTGAACCGCTTTTTGGGTCGGTATGACTCTTCTTCAGGAATACCTAGCACCTCGTGCTGGTATGATCCGTCATGCCGGGTGATCTCGTAGTCGGTCTCCAGAATATCATTCCTGCACCACACGACGTTGGGATCGCCACTCTGCGACGACCTTCCGAACTTGTTGAGCACGATGGTGTTGATGATGGCATCCGGGTCCTGAACGATCTCCATTCCTCGGGCAAGCACGTCATCGTCCTCCCAGTAATCGAGATTCTCCGTATCGATGAACCACGGGGCATTCTCGTGATCCTCCTCGGAGATCTGGTAGCTCGGATCGTCACGGTCGATGGACTGATGCCAGCGACGCGCCTTGATCGTCATGAGGATTGATTGCTCGACGCGCTCGTCCCCGTTCGCCTCGTCATACTGACGCTGTTCGTCATCGGTAAGGGGACCATCCCATCGCGGAACGCCGTCATCGATGATAAAATTATCCCGATCCGGTTCGTCGGCGTCGATGTCAACAGGATCATCATCGAGCTCATCGCCATTTTCGTCATCTGGATCATCTGGAATATCCTTTTGTTCGGTGACTTTGGGATCACCATACGTCTTGGCGGCCTTGACGGCCTCCCATTCCTTCTTCACCTCGATGATCTGATCATCGTAGAAGTCAAGCTCCTGCTCCTTGCGCCTAATGGCCTCGTCGGTCGACCGCTTGACGTTGATGAACTTCTCGTGGTTGTCTTTGAACTGCTGGTTGAGTTCATGCTTCTTACGTTCCAGATCGGCGATCTCTTGCTCGAGGTCCTTCAGTGGAATATACCGCTTGTATATACCGACGTAGAATACGGCGGTCGCCGTCGCGGCACCAGCGGCGAATCCGCCCACTACGAACCCAATGGTCTTGAGATTCATGGATACTCCTTGATTGAATGAACGGGACGGCCATCATGAAGACGACCGTCCCGTAAAATATCGTCGATTAGATCTTATCGTAAATGATTCCATCCACGTTGAACGTCAGCAGGATGCCAAGCTTGCCGTCCCATGGTTCAGCATTACTGTAATCCCACGGATCGTCGCTATTCACGCCGTATACACCGAAATCGACATAGGTGTTCTGATGCTTATCATCGACGATCCATCCCAGGATTGCGCCTTCCTTGGTATCATTGATCCCAAGCATGCGATACACATCGTTAAGGAACAGATGACCGTTGGCATAGAGCTGATCGTTCGCTTGGTGGAGAACTGCGCGAATATGCGCGATGTTCTGATCTGGATTTGTTTTATCCCAGTACATCGAGTATTCGTCGAAATATCGGGACAGTCCGTCACGGTCGATCGTGTCCTTGTCGTAATGGCGAACGGTCTTTGTCTCTCCGGTCTTTTCGTCGATGACTTCCTCTTCGACGATTCCCTGATAGATATCGCGCTCCTTGTCTTCACCGAATTGCTTGCGAACACGACCGCGATAGTCGGAGAACTCCTTGGATACGGCCGTGAACGCCGAGGCAGCCGCCATGTACCGTCCGTCCAGAATATGATGCGCGGACAGCATACAGGCGATGCTCACTCCGGTCAGTGCGATCGTCGGCAGATACAGACGGGTGATTTCGGCTCCGGTCTCGACATAGACCATCGTCTTGTCGTGCTTCTGGCGCTTGTCGTCGTAGACGATCTCATCGTCCTTTTCGGCCTCCTTGGCCTTCTTGGAAATATCCACCATCTTGGCTTGATGGTGGTCCATGACAGTGTCCAGTTTCATCGTGGAATATACCGCAAGGCCTGTGGCGGCCACACCGGCGACGATGCCCACGCCGACGAGGATCTGCGGGGAATGCTTGTCAAGTTGCAGCAACGCCTTGTTGCCGAAACGTACGATGGTTTCCTTTACGCTCATGTTTATTCCTTTACATTGAAATATGATCTCGGGGATCTCCGGAACGTCTCCGAGAATATCATTCAGTATTCGAACGACCACGGTTCGTCGCTTGGACAGAGACGCGCCATGGCCACACTGGTGCCTTTGTCGATGGTGATCTCGAATATCGTTCCATCATTTTCCAACACCTTGATTCCGGTATCGTCATCGTTTACTCGATAGTCGAGCGCCTCCTGATCGATCTTGGGAAAATATCGACGGACGCGTTCCTTCCATATGCGGAGCGATTCTTGATCCTTATCCGAAATATATCGCGTTTTATCGATGTGAAACAGACCCGTCTTTTCGAAGGTGCTGAACTCAGCCATGGTGAGTCCTCCTGTATTCTCTGGCTCTGCGGAGAAGGTCGAGTTTTACGACGACCTGCTCGTCACTCATCTTATCGACCTTCATCTTCCACAAAGGATTGGAATACCACATTTCCAGAATATGCCGCTCTTCGGATGCGCTCATCGCAAGCTCTCGGTTCTCGGCATGTTGAGGACATATCCATCACGATATCGTGCTATGGTCGCTCGGGCCAGATCAGTCCACCCAATGTCGTAATCGGTATATCTTGGGGATATACCAGACGCCTTGAGCAGATCGGCCACGCTGCACTGACCGTAATGATCGATGGTATCCCGCAACGTATCCATGACCGCCTCGGCGTCACGACGATCTCGGAACTTAACATCATCGAAGTCGTTACGGTTTCGGGTTTCGATCTCACGTCGTCCTGTGGAACGGTCTCGACTCATCGATGAATAACTAGTGTATCCTCGACTTGTAGAGTTGTTTCTCGGACGGACCTCGCCGAAGATCAAACGACTGAATCCCTGGACTACGGTGTCGTAGAGCATGTCCTTGGCAGCAGGAATCATGACGTCTTTGACGACATATGATGCTACGTCGCGAAGATCGCCGCCGAAAAATGTTTCGGTGACCTTCTGGACCTTGTTTTTCTTTGTTTGGACAACTTCGCCTTTTATGACTTTGTCGACGGTACTTGGCTCGGCCGTGTTCTGTTCAATCCCCAACGCTTCTCTAGAAACGTCGAAGGTCTCCTTGTCGACTTCCGCCATATGGAACTCCTTTCGAAAATATGAGGAGAGGATCTCATGTGGATCCCCTCCTCACTATAGTTCATGAGAATATCGCGATCAGCCCTTGATGTTCGGCAACAGAGCGCTCACGAAATTATCGGCTTCGCCCTTCGTGGAATACATGGCAAGCATGAGTTCGCCATGGGCTTCGCTCTTGTGGAACTCTTCGATCTCCTCGGGCGTGGCGTGGCGGAATCGAGGCACCATGCGACGTGCTCCGGTCTTCTTGTCAATCTTTTCCTCCTCATAACGGAAGCCATACGTCATGTCGACGAAGTTCTCGAAAGCCGTGATCTTCACTGACAGGTCGTCGGAGGAAAGGTCGTCCGATAGTTTCTGGAGCTTACCGTTCTTTAGCATCTCGACAATAACGTTATTGTCGAGATGGAAGAGCAGATCCTCGCTCTGCTCGACGCCATCGATGTCGGTGTAGGTGACAGTCTTCTTGATCATGATATGGTTCCTTTCTGGAATATATGTTGTTATTGGTTGAAAATATAGGCCCATGTTTCCATGAGCCTATACGTCTATCAGTTTTCATCGGACGGTTTGTCGTCCAATTCGGGAATGTCCTCAGCTTCGCTCTCGGCTTCCGCCTTTCGTTCGTTCGCCTTGCGGATCGCGTTACCGACGACCTTCTGAGTCACCGATTTGGTTACTACGGTCAGCGCAGTTCCGGCTACCGTAACTACCAAACCAACGGCGATCTTCTTCGGATCGACATCGGCGTTCTTCGCAAGGTTCTTGACGATGGCATTACCAAGAGCCTCGCCAAATGATTCCTTCATTGTAGTTCCTTTCGTTGATGAATCACTTCATTATATGACATGTTTTCATCACGAATCAGTATCTGCGCATCGTGTCCGCCATCGGGCTTGTGGAGAACCGCATGACCAGACATGGGATGTTGTTATCGGACAGCATCGATGAAAACGAAACATCGATTCGGTTGTCGATGGTCCATCCGAGCTCCTCACCGATCGGAGCCGGATCGAGACCGAGTTTGTCATAGAACTCGTTGAGACCGACCCACATACCCGGGCCGTTGATAAGCTCGTAGTTGAGATCATTTACGGCCTTTCGAATGGATTCCGGATCGGAATGGAAATATCGGTCCATGAGCTGATCGTAGCACAGAACATCACCGATTCCTGGAATCAGATCCTGATCGGATGGCGGATTCTTGCGAATATGATCCTTGGAGATCTCATCATCGATTTCCTGCGCCTTCTCCTTTCCGAGTTCCTCGACGATCTTGGTCCGGTATTCCGATGCGGCCTTGGTGGCCATGGTGTACGCCGATGCATAGGCGGCAATCTTTCCGGCCGAGATCTGATGATGGCCGATGACGCATGCAATGGTCGTTCCGGCCATAAGCACCGTGGAAATATAGCATGGCACGACACGCTTGACGACCTCGCTCTTCGGCATATCATCATGCTCCATCTCGATCTCCAACATGACGTCACGGGCTTTCACGGCGTCATGGGCAGCACATACGGCCGTACCTACAACACCGGCACAGGATATGACGGTCAGAATCGTACCCGCGTTGTGTTTGACGAAATCCTTGACGGATTCGAGATTCATTGGTTGCTCCTTTCAGAAAAATAAAGGCGCCACGTTTCCGCAGCGCCTTTATGGCATTGAAAAATGTCACTCCTCGACAGACGTGGAATCCACATCGTCGGAAGAGTCCTCGATGGCCTCCGGTTCGGTGACATCGATCAATTCGTCCGGTTCGCCGATGAATTTGACAACCGCCAAAGCCGTTACGGCTCCGACGACGATCGCACCAACGGTGAACTCGTACTTATGATCGACCACGAACTTCTTGGTCTTCTCGAACTGTTCTTTCATGGTATTATCCTTTCCTAGAGGTTTGACTCTTCATCATATGCCATGTTTTCACCGCGAAATATCCGACTGCGGAACTCCCGGACATGGCCTTCGATCCGATCGGCTTCGATGTCCGGTCGTCGGACCATACCGATCCGCATCTTACAGACATCTCGGAAACACATGTCGATCGATGCGAAGTCCATCGCATCGGCCTGCATGCGCCGATCGATCTCTTTGGGATCATCTCCGCGCACGAGCAGTCGAGCCTTCCGGACATCATCGGGAACATTAAGATATATGCCGAAAACGTTCTCGATCTGGTCATAAATGCGTAAATATGATTCCGGATCGATGACGGCGACACTATCCACCGCGCGATAAAGATCCGACCAAGCGAATGCATAACTCCACACGCCAAAGATGGTGGAATATGTCCTAACGCAGGTCAGTTCCCCATCAAGAAACGCATTCTCGAATTCGGCGTCGGTGACAAAATGATAGTCTATACCTTCGATCTCGTTGTCCCGTGGAGGCCTGGTCGTATACGCAAGGATCTGTTCATACCCACGACGTTCCAATTCCTTGGCAAGCGTGGTCTTTCCCGATCCTTGGGGACCGATGAGGAAAATATGGACGCAATCGCTCATGATCGCCTTCTTTCTTTTCGGTCCGGTGTTCACGAAAAAATCGAAGTCCGCATCCGTTCCGCCGTAATAATGGTTGACGGTGAAATAACACAGGAGTCCGCATTTGGTCCCGACCACCATATGGTTCCATCCATCAATCCGGAAGCACAGACGCTCACTCCAATATTGTGGAAAATATCGTTCGAAGACATAATCGATCCTATACATGCATGGTGTCATGAGTTTCTTCTAAGAAAACGGAACACGATCCAGATGAGCCACAACCCTCCTGTGAGACCGGTCAGGACGAGGTCCAGTAGGAAATTGAGAATTCCATATTTCTTTTTCATGTGTAATCCTTTCGATAAAATAAGAGCCCATGTTTCCATGGGCTCTTATTGTGAATCTCCGTTCAAATATGAACGTCTGTCGTCAGATCTTCGGCTTCGGAACGAAACTCAGCGCCTTTGTCGTAATGACGTGGTCGGTCTCAAATGCGAACATCAGTCCCAGACAAACCAACGTCCCTCCGACCCCGACGACCTTCGCGATCATGGCATTGCGATCTTCGTTATACACCTTCTTCGCTTCCACCAAGACCTTGAGGTCGTCGACGGCCATGCGGGCGTGGTTGTCATCGACCGCTCCGTAAATATTGGCCAACGCCGCGTCGATATTGTCATCGAACGCCTTGTTGATGTTCCGATGCTGTGATTCGAACTTCATAGTGTTCTCCTTTGTTCGGTTACTTCACTATAAGACATGTTTCGGACGCGAAATCATAAGAAGTGTAGTGCTTTATCGAAGCGCTCTTTGATTTCTCCTTTATAGATCATTTTCCGCAAAGCTGCTCGTGTATCGATTGCGCGACTCTATTCCGATCTTCATCCGACTTTTCGTGAATGACGATATCAGCAATGAGTTTCGATTCCATTGTTACTCCTTTCGTTGAAATATGGTCTTCATTATATGACATGTTTTATCGCGAAAGGCCAAAAAATTAAGAGGCCATGATATGATCACGACCTCTTAATTCTTATAAACATCACTGCTTGTTGGCGATATATTTGTTGTATTGCTTCGTGCTGATGCCCAGGATGATCCCCAGGAACCAGTCCACAGCCATCACGACCGCCAACACGATCTCAGCGTACGGGAGACCGGTGGCGCCGGCGATGATGGCGTACAGCACACCGAGACCGGGCAGAATATACTGCACAATCCACTTCATGATGTTGTACATCTTGTCCGACATCAGCAGCGGGATGATCTCATCCTGCACGAAATCGGGATCGAACGTCTCCTCTGTATCAGTGGTTTCCTCTTTCATTCATATCCTCCTTGTTCTCGACGGGCGGATCGATATACACCGGAAGCTTCAGGACTTCGTCGTGTATCTTCTTGGCGTAGCCGTTTCCACCGAGCTTCTCGTACGGATTGTACAGATAGTGGTTGAGCTCATCGAGATCGTCGATGGTGATCCATCCCTGTTTGATGAATCCGGTTCCGATTTCCACAATCTTGGCATGGGCGAGGCCCCGCACCATAAGATGCAGGGCGTCGTCCTTTGTTTTGTGATTCTGTACAATCGCCGCGACGAGAGCCCATAGGCCCGACGATGCGAATATGGACGTTACTACGGCGATGATTGTCTGGACCCATTGGTTCATACGTCAGAGTCCTCCGATCATACGGTCAACGTGGTCGACCACTTGGTAAGGCTCTCCTTGATGCGCTTGCGCTGCTCGGGAGTGGCGTCCTTCCACATGGTCTCGACGTCGGTCTTGAGATGGTTGAGCTGTTCGTCCGGTGTCATGGTCGACATGTCACGGATCATCTGCATTCCGGTCATGTCACCATGCTGGAGCGTGCCGCCATCGGAGCTCACATCGCCGTCCCAGTCGCGGCGCTCATTGCCGGGATATCGGCGGCCGACCGTATTCCCGCGACGGAAACGTCTGGACGACGTGTGATTACGGTTCGGCGTGTCGCCATGCTCGATCCATTCATCGTACTCGTCATCGTCCTCATCGTGGTCTTCTCGATCATCGTCTTCCTTCATGGCCTTGACGACGGTCTTGTAATAGCAGGCCTCCCAACAGCACTTCTCCGCTTCGGTCAGGTGATGGATCATGTTGATCATCATGTCCATGCCCTGGACGTCCTGGATGGTGCTGCGTTCGACGTCAAGGTCATCCATCTTCCCGCGGACCTTGCGCATGAGGGCGTCCTTCATGTCGCAGATGCCGTCGAGATCCTTAGTCATATGCGTCATGGCAGCCTCCTTATGCGATCCTGCGAGCGGTGAATGCCGCGTTCGCGTCGACGGTCACCGGTTCGGTTCCGGTATTGGTCACGGACAGCGTGACGTCTTCGCCTGGGCACACCTTAAGATATGTCCGGGCTCCGAGGTTCTGGTACGAATTGGCGGTGCCGATGGTCTCGATCATCGTGGTTTCAGCCAACGGGGTGCCGTCGATGGTCATCGCCAGCTGAACCTCGGTTCCCGCGGTGCCGCTGGTGACATTGCCATTGAAGCTCAGATCGAAGATGCTCGCCTGGCCGCATCGGTTCCCTCGGCCACGCAACCGAACGGCTCCGGACCCCTGGCGATGATATTCGGATCCGCCGCAGCCGTTGCGGTCGCATCCGGTGTGGATCACCGTCAGGTTGAAGGTAACAGTCCCGCCGACAGGGATGACCTCCACGGCGGAATTCGACAGAACAATCATCGGTTATACCTTCTTTCCGTGGCTCAGCAGCAATCGGCCAGCTGCGCCTGAAGGGCGGCAGCGGACTGCTGCTGGGCGAACTGGGCCTGGGTGATCGCGTTCGCGGTATTGTAGCCGTTCTGCATGATGTTGGTGTTCACACCGTTGATCTGATTGGCCACATCATAGCCAAGGGAACAGATACCCGAGTTGATACCGTTAAGCATGGTGTTGACGGACTGGTTGTTAAAGCCCGCCTGAAGCTCGGCACAGGTCGCCGGAGCGCAGCAACCGCCGTTGCCATTGCCGTAGCCTCCGCCGAACGCGCCGTTGCGTCCCCAGCCGAACAGCAGGGCCAGCAGGATGATCCACCAGCCATCACCGTCGCCGAAACCGTTGTTGCGGTTCCCGCCGGTGACTGCCGCAACGTCGGCGGCGCTGAGGTTATTCGAAGCGAGCATGATAGTTCCTCCTTATGTTGTTTTGTTGGTTGTTTGTTTCCTTAGGGAAGTCCAAGGAAGGCCTTGGCTTGCTGGAGCGCGGTCTATCTTTGGCGAAGGACCGCTTAGGCCGTTCGCCTCCAGACGTAGACCGAAATGTAGGGTTGTAAACTGGATGCTCTGACGTCGGTATCATCATCAACCGGCACCGATATTTTGAGGCCAGCGTTATGTACCGATGAATCGGCATAGACGTTAACAGTCGTTTGCACGCTAGATCGCCATACAGTTGATGAGTTCAACTTCACCGTAGTGGCTTGGATCTCGGTACCACCCATGTCTAAATGACCGAATAAGTTCGGCAACTTATGTCTATGCGTCTTCTCGCCGCCGGTGGTGCCTGCCGTGAAGTCCGTATCGGACTCATTGACGGACACCAGGGTTCGTCCCTTACCGTAGCGCTCCCATGTACCGCCGTAGATGGTTGCCGGTGAGGTGCTGTTCGTAGAGAAGTAGAGCGACCCCACCGGGTACATCCGATTGCGGAGCTTTTCGAGTGTATACTCTAAACCTGTTTGATCCAAATATGATACCATTATTCTTATTCCCGTCGGAGTAATGGCACCACCGGCGGAAGCAAGACACATAATCATAATCCAGGCACGTTTGTTGCACAGGTCTCGCTTAGCGGAAAGAACATCGTCGCACGACGTGTCAAACTTCCCTCATTCAAGGGCGATGTTCGACATATTGGCGATATCTATGGCGGTTCATTCGACGCAGACCAGGGAGCTGCCATCGTCGGACATTCTGACCCCGCGAGCTCGATGGAACCCTACGTCGCTGTGTATGTATGGCGTCGAACCGCCTAGGCCGTTCTGCGCCAAATATACACTGCAACGTACGGTTCCATTGATGACGTTTCCCTGGTGAGTCCTTCACTTTCTCGAAGGGTCAGTCGTTTATTCTCGCCATATGAGCCATAGACCGTATCTGCGAAACCGAGACTGGTCGTATTGATAGTTGGAATACCTTGTTTCCGAATACGATTACCAACGGTTAGAGAATAATCAATGAGACCAATTTGTGGTGATTCTCTACTGTCCGACAATACGGTCATTCCATAACTGGTACCAAACACAATACCGTACGCATGATTATGTGTCTTGCTTCCGCCGGTGGTGCCGGCCTTGAAGTCTGTGTCGGTATCGGAGGCGCTGATCAGCGCTCGTCCGGTACCGTAACGTTCCCAACTGCCGCCATACAGCGACGCCGGGCTGGTGGAATTGGTGGAAATATATATCGAATTGACCGGGTACATCCGATCCAGCAGTTTATCTACGAGGTGCTGGACCCCCCCCTGATCAAGGTAGCTTACCATGAATATCTCCTTAGAACATACCGTCAATGGTGGCCTCGCTGATGCGGGTCATACCATCCAATGGGAATTTATCGAGCTTGGCCTTGTCGGTCTTGGACATCAGGCCGTTCTTCGAGGACGTGGCGACACCGATGGCCGTGGTGTAATCGCCGGACAGGCCGTCGAGCTTCTTCTTGTCGGCAGCCGACATCAAACCAGCCGTCGACTGGGTGGCCGCGGAATAGGTCGTATCCTGCGTGGTGAACGTCGAGGTCGCGCCGTTGCCCTTGGTCACCGTGACCGTGCGTCCTGATGCGATGACGGACTTCACATAGGTCGTGTTGATGGTCTGACCGGCAGAATCCTGCGTCGCCTTGGTGGCGTTCGTGGCATTGGTCGCGTTGGTGGCGTTCGTCGCGCTGGTGGCCTTGGCGATCGTATCGGTCGTTCGGACCAGAGCGGTCCACGAGCTCCATGCGGAATGAGAATACGACCTCGTCCAGATCTTGCCGGAGTCGTCGTACAGAATCTGGGTGAACACGCTCGACGCCGTATACATCATCCACATGCCGAAGTGCTCGACGCCGGATGGCTTGTTCGATACAGTATTGCCGCCAGGGGCGTAATAATACCCGCACTGTTCTTCGGCATTGTACGAGTTCAGGTTCTGATTGGTAAGCGCAACCGGCGCCGTCGGAGGATTCTGGACACCTAGAGCCGTACGGGCCGTCGCGGCCGACGTGGCTCCGGTGCCTCCCTTGGACAACGGGATTGTGGGAAGTCGGTCGACTGCCAGTGTGCCACTGGTGATGTCGGAAGCGGCGTGACTGTGCTTGGCCGCGGCGAACAGCGCTTTGATCGAGGACCAAAGCACCGTCCTGGTGCCCGCCGAACCAGTCGTGCTATCGATGACAAACACGTCCGAATCCGACGGTTGTGAAGTGCGGGTGTAGGTATTAAGACGTGCCATACGTCATCTCCTTAGTCGATCTGTTTCCATCCCTGCGGATAGGCATCCGGCGAATAGGCGTTGCCGTTCATCGTGCACTCGTAGCGATGGCCGTTATACGTCACCTTGTCGCCGATGTTGTATGCGTCATGGGCGCCGGTCGGTTGGACGAATGCCGGATACTCGTCATCATCGCCACCAGGTTCCGGGCTTTCGCCGGTGCCATCCAACTTGGTCCATCCCTGCGGATAGGCGGTCGGCGACCAGACATTATAGTCGATGTTCGACTGATAATAGGCGCCTTCGAAGGACAGCTTGTCACCCTTCATGTAGGCGTCCGTAGAACCAAGCGGCTGGCTAAACGGATAGATACCCTGCTCGTCCGGCTCATCGACACGCTTCCACCCCGAGATGTAGGTATCCGGCGGGAAGATCTCCTGGGCGGTGTCATTCTGAAGGCAACGGTACAGAACACCCTTATACCGGACAATATCGCCGGTCTTGTATTCGGTGCCGACAGTCCACTCCGGAACCAGAGCCGACACGGCCTTCAGATCCTCGACCGGAATGCTGGGCAGCATCGGCTGAATCAGCATCGACACGGCGGCCATGACGGCCTTCTGGATCTCCTGCTGTTCCACTGCCTGCGCCTCACGCTCGGCATTGGCCTTGAGTTCCTCAGCGGTGAACTTGGTGTAGCGCTGAATATCCTCGTATTCGTCCCAGGCTTCCTTGGCTTCGACGCCTGGAACGTCCACCTTCCACTCGACGTCCTTACCGCCGTTCGGATACTCCTGAAGGGTCTCGTAATGGCCCTGCTCCTCAACGGCTTCGACGGCATCGTGGTGCTGAATGAAGATCTTGTCATCGGAGAGCTTGCCGAGACGATAGTCCACGTCCTCCGGCTGGATCTCGTTGTCGTTTTGGTCCAAAATTCTCATAATGATTCCTTCCTTAGTGAATGACGAACATGTTGTCGATGACGGAGTTGGGGATCGACGTGATGGCCGACGGATCGGTCACGACACTCTCGATGAGCTCGTGCCACTCCTTTTTGTTGGACTCCATGGTGTCGTCGAATTGCGCCTGCCACTGTCTGATGATGGTATCGGCGTCGAAGGTGTTCTCGACCAGCGTCGCCAGAGGACATGCGCTCGTGCCGATGGCGTTGGTGATGTTGGCGGAGGTGATGTTCATAGCACCATGAGCGACCTTAACGTACGCCAAGGGATATTCGGAAATATTCGACGTCTTGGTCATAGTCGGACGTTGTGGACTTCCGCTTGGCGTTCCCTTCTTGATGAGAATACCATTGGCCCTGACCGCCAATGAGGTATCGACCCGAAGCACCACGGCATCGATACGGTCCTGAGTGGCCGACGCAGAATCGATCGTCAACGGAAGATCGGTGGAATTATAGGTCCATATATGATTGAACCAGGCTCGACCGGATCCGACAATGACCTGCATGCCGCTTCCCGACTTAACGACCAGATGGTCCTCGAAATTCGGAAGCACGCCATCGTTGATGATGCCATCGAAAATCTGCCCCATCTGAATATTGTTGTACATACGATCATGGTTCAAGGAATTGAAAAATCCTGAGGTAACGGCCATGGCTTACTCCTTTCTGGTTAATCGTCTATCTTCACCGAGGAATGCAAGGTGTTGTCGGTGGAATCTCGAATCGGTAATCCGGAGGAATCATCGATCGATGTCAAGGAATCGACGATCGTCTCCAATGTCGGATACTCGCTGTATCCATTGGTATCCCAGTTACGAATATACTCGGTGATCTTGGCCGGATACGCCATGTTATAGGCGTTCTCGAATTGCACAATATCACCGATAGTGTAATCTTCGTTGTAGACCATGCCAGTAGTTGATGATACCTCTGCATCGAAGGTGATACCGGAACCAACCTTTTTGAGTTCCTTCTTTCCTTCCGATTTGAGGGAGTTAAGTACCGTGGAATCCGGAAGCGGTTTTCCCTCATCATCGTTTTGCTGGACCGATAGTCCGCCATAGAACGTTTCGTGATAATCCCATCCGATAGATCCGTCCTCATTTGGGACATAGGCGACCAGACGTTTCGTCGAACCATCATCATTTCGTGTCTCGGACCCACCGACGTATGCGGCGTTATAGAGTTCACGATAGTCCATAGTGGTGTCCGATGAAACCAGATTTCCGTAATTCGATGAAAATATCACATATGGATTCTTATCCTGTTCATATGAATGATCAGTTCCGTTTATGATGCGAAACGTCATTTTCGTATCGATCCAACGGTCGGCCGTTGCCAAACTAAGACGGAATCCGTATTTCTTGGAGTCGAGAATCGTCTTGACGGCGTCGTATACGGTGTCGCCATCGAATTCGTATCCATCATCGGTCTCCGACGAAGTGTCAGGAAGATCGTTGTTCTTTTCAAAAACGAAGTTGTCGATCTTCCGTCGTGCTTCCGTTGGCTTGATGACATTCTCGTTCAGAATCGTCTGAATTGCGATCTGAATATCGCCTTTGTACGTGACTTTCTTCGGAATGACTCGTCTCAACAGAAGCGACTCCAAGGAACGACCGCTCACGACAAGATGATCTCCATCTTCGAGATTGCTGGTGATCTTCACCTGATCGATCACCATGGTCGATACGGAATCGGGATAGAACAGATAATATCCTTTCGGGAACCGTTGGATATTATCGATACTCGCCCGAACGTAGAATTCGAAATCGCCATAAGCCGAGAACCGCTCGGTCCAAATAACCGATTCAAACTCATCGATGATGTCGACGACCTTAAACGATTTGTCCAGTACGAAAAATTCCATTCGTTTCGCCATGATCACACTCCGGCGTAAAGAATCTTACTGGATACGGACACCATCATGTTATCGATACCTGATTCGGCCATATAGGTGATGACATTGTTTCCAGGATACAGTGTAATCCAACTCACAGCCCTGTCGATGGCGTTGAGAACGTTGTAATCGATGCCCTCCCTACGGATTCTTGCGTATTTTTCTCCGGACACGGTCGATATGATGATCTGATCCCCCGACTGGAGATCGGATCCGATGATGCTCTTAACCTTATCGGTGTAGATCAGGATCGACTCGTTCCAATCCTCGTTGTAGAATGAGGGATTAGAAACCGGTCCGGTGAGTTCGACAGTGATGATGACGCCGACCTCGGCTTCACCGTCGTACTGGACGATCTTCGAATGATCGATGCTGATATTGCCGAATTCAAAGGTGTCGCCGGCTATCGGGAACGGGAATTCGAACAGCGACTCCACTGTCGAGAACTGCGTGACGATCTCCGAGACCTCGGAGGCGTCTTCAAACCACGGATCCGCACATCTGATCGTGATCGCCGACGCCTCCTGACTCGTGAATATGGCCACATCGTTGTTCTCGACATGCCCGACGGTCTTCACCCGTCTGGTATCGGTCTCGAAGATGAGCGTCACGGCTCGTTTCTCCGGAAAATATCGGTAGATCCTATGACGCAACTCCTCGATGCTGTGATTGGCATCCCATAGATAGGCAAGTGTGATGGTGATGTCACGCGATTCCTTTCTTGCTCCATTAAAGACGGAACCATCGGAGGTGACCGATTCGGAATGCCACAGAGTGGCTTTCGTTGGCCCAAGACCATCGATGCCGGAGATCAAATATCCGCTCTCCCGAGGGTCGGCGAGCGAAATGGTCAGACTTTCGTTTCGATCATTGATCACTGTCATGGACCTGAACATTGAGACCACTACTTTCCTATAGGTGACATTTTCAATTCCTGACGAAGGAGTTTGAGTTGGTTCGATGTCTGTCGGTAAATATCGTAACGACTGAGACTGGTCGGCGAATTCAACGTCTGGTTGTATTCGATGTTGACCGACTTCGGACCGCTCGTATCCTTCTCCGCCGTCTGAGAACCACTCTCATTTTGACGGAATCGACGATCGATTTCCCTGAGCTCGGCCTCTGATGGAGCGATGGATCTCGACAACATCGAATCGATCGATCCGGTCTGCTTGCTGATGGCACTTAGGTCAAGCACCGGGGTGATCGTCGGACTCGCGTCGAACAGATCGTCGATCGATGACGTCGCCAGCATGTCATTCAACGTGGATATCGCCTTCTGCGCGACCTTCTCGGAAGAATCGCTGACCATGTCCTCTCGATCAGTAATGCCGATCGAGAATCCTTCAGTGAAGAATCGACCGACCTGCATCATAATCTTCGACGGGGAACCGTTATCCAAGGCGCGATCGGCAGCCGTCTTGGCCGAACTGGCCATATTGGCCGCTGCGGTGGCCGCTGATCTCGCGTAATCATTTATGCCGTTGGCGAATCCCTCGACGAGATATCGTCCGGCGTCATAGAATCCGTTATAATAGGCTCTGACGCTGTTAACTGCCTGATTGACGGACGATAAGAACACTCCGATGAACTGGGATGAATTCGATTGCATGCCGTTCAGAAGACCATCGGCTAGATGTTGACCGGCCGTGCGGAACTGTGACTGGAAAGAATCGATCCTGTTCACCGTGGCCCGAAGTCCGGCCGCCGTCGATGTCGTCGACTCATTAAGGGCGTTCCTCATACTTCCGGCGAAGGCCAGCACGACACTGATAATTGAATCTAATCCGCCGTTGATGGTCGAGGTGGCGCCGATGATGGCGGTGGACATACTCGACATGTTCTGGCTGACGATGGATCCAACACCGGACAATCCATTGGTCACCGATGTCTTGAACTGTGTGAATCCAGTGGATATGGTCGATCCATTGGTCGACACCACATTACCCAACGTGACCATGGCGGAATTCAGCTGAGTTGCGAACGCCGAAATATCAGCCGGTAATGTGCTGGTAATCGACTGCGTGTTATTCAACGAACTCACGAATGTCGAAATCTGCTTCGATACACCAGACAGGTTCGCCGCCGACAAACTAGTTGCCGCCGTAGCAATGGATCGAACCCCGGAAGCGGCATTTGACATGGATTCCGCGATCCCGGATCCAATACCAGTAAACGCCTTCACGCCATTAGCGAGAGCGGTAAGATTGCCTTGAATTCCTCCAGGAACCTCAACGCCGTTCCATTTCTTGACTTCCCCTGCCAGTTGTCCCAAAGGGCCAATGACGGCATTTATCGACCATCCACCAACGAAGGCCAGTGTGAATGCTTTCACGCCATTCGCAAGAGCGGTGAGATCGCCTTGAATTCCGCCAGGAACCTCCACGCCGTTCCACTTCTTAACGGCCCCTGGCAGTTGTTCCAAGGGGCCAATGACGGCATCAATCGACCAGCCGCCGGCGAATGCAAGCGTGAATGCCTTCACGCCGTTCGCAAGAGCGGTAAGATTGCCTTGAATTCCGCCAGGAACCTCCACGCCGTCCCACTTCTTAACGGAATCGGCGAGCGTTCCAAGCGGACCGACCACGGCATTGAGCGACCATCCACCAGCAAAGGCCAGTGTGAACGCCTCGACTCCACTGGCCAACGAGCCAAGCTGCGTTGCGATATCGGTCGGGAACTCGATCGTCGACCACTTGGCCACCGCATTGGCGAGAGTGTTCATCGGCTGGGCGATGTTGGCAATGGTGTCGCTGCCCCATCCAGCCAGCGTGAACTTGCCTACGCCATCGGCGATCCTTCCGAGCTGATCGGCCAGATCGTCCGGAACGGCCACGCCTTCCCACTTCTTAATGGAATCAGCGAGCGTTCCGAGCGGAGCGGCCATCTGCTCGATGGCACCGGCACCGAATCCGGAGAAGGTGTTGAGCAGGCCGCCAAGCGCGGTCTCGCCCATCGCGGCGCCCATGGCCGTCAGACCCCTGCCGATCTCATCCCAATTGAATTCGGCGAACTTACCGAATGCGGTCGCCAGATCGATCAGGCCCTGCGAAGCGAGTGTGATCGTGCCGGCACCCATCAGACCGGCGATTCCGGTCAGGGCACCTGTCGCTCCGGATATGGCGGCGACCTCGCCCATGGCACCGCCCATGGCAACAAGGCCGCGTCCGATCTCGTCCCAGCTATACTGAGAGAACGAATTGAACGCTTGGGCAATCTCGTCAAGACCTTGCACGGTGAGGTTGATCGTGCCGGCTCCGATCAATCCGGACAAACCCGCGAGTTTACCCAAAGCGCCGGATACGACGCCAACCTCGCCAAGGGCACCGCCCATAGCAACAAGGCCGCGTCCGATCTCATCCCAGCTATACTGAGAGAACGAATTGAACGCCTTGGCGATATCTCCAAGACCCTGAGCAGTAAGAACTATGGAGCCAGATCCGATGATTCCGGACAAACCAGCGAGTTTACCCAAAGCGCCGGATACGACACCAACCTCGGTCAAAGCACCGCCCATGGCCGTCAGACCACGTCCGATCTCGCCCCAGTCGTATTGAGTGAACGATCCGAACGCCGATGCGATGTCGCCGAGACTCTGCGCTGTGATAAGGATCGATCCACCACCGATGATTCCTGAGAATCCCGCGAGCTTTCCGAGGGCTCCAGTGACGAGTCCGACCTCGCCGAGAGCACCGCCCATGGCTGTCAGACCACGTCCGATTTCACCCCAGTCGTATTGAGTGAATTCACCGAATACTTCGGCAATATCACCAAGGGACTGCACTGTAATGAAAATGGAACCGCTACCTAGAATTCCAGAGAATCCTGCAATCTTGCCCAAGGCGCCGGTAACGAGCCCGACTTCGCCCAAAGCGCCGCCCATGGCGGTAAGACTACGTCCGATCTCGCCCCAGTCATAGCTGGAGAACGACCCGAATGCATCTGCGATATCACCAAGGGATTTGGCCGTAATGACCATGCTGACAGCAGCGGAAATGTTGTGCTTGCCGAATCGGCCGAGCAGACCGGTGACCGTGCCCATCTCCGTCAGGGCTCCACCCATGGCGGATAGGCCTTTGCCGACCTGATCCCAGCTCATGTTACCGAGCTTCTTGAGCGGATCTGCCACCATTTTGACCGCTTGGGCCATGGCGATGAGCGAGCCTGCCGTCTTGAGGTCGACCTTGGCGTAGCTCAGACCCTTGGCGGCAGCGACGAGCTCCGCCATGGCGCCGCCCATGCCGGTGAGACCCTTGGCGATCTCGTCCCAATTGAGATTACCGATCGTGGACATGACGTTGGCCAACATGTCCACAGCCTTCGCGAATTCTATGAGGGCCGCACCGGTCTTGATGAGATCGGTGGTCTTAGCGCCCTTCATCGTCTTCGTGATCGATTTAAGACTAATGTTAAGCTCGGTCATCAGGCCGCCGATGGCCGAGACGCCGCCAACGACTTCGCCACCACTGAGGGCAGCGATCTTCTCCATCGAGTCAACAAGCAGCGCGATGGATCCGGCGATCTCTACAAGAGTAAAAGCCTTGACACTTCCCGTGAATGCGTTCAACGATTCTTGAAGACCGCCTAGGATCTCATCGAATACGCCAGCACCCTTCTTGAGCTTTTCAGCCCCGTTACCGAAGAGGTCCTCAAAGACCTCCTTGATCTTATCGAACGCCCCGCCGATCTTCTGTGCGGCCAGGAAGATGCCACCTCCGGCGAGGCCAGCGAAAATATCACCACCGGAGATGTTGTCGGTGATCCACGTCAAGACATCACTGATGACGTTCTTGACCCGTTCGAACGCTCCGCCAAGAGTATTACCAATTGTCGAAGCGATCGATCCGATGGTGGATCCAATTGTCGAAGCGATCGATCCGATGGCAGATCCCATCGACGAGATTCCACCGGTGAAGGAACTGAACAGACCAAGAACACTACTGACGGCCGTTCCTACTTTCTTGGCCGCTCCTTCGAATATGCCGAACTGTTTGATCGAATTATCAAGTCCGACAAGCCAATCCCCGAATCCGGCGGCGATATCAAGCAGATTGTCGAGCAAACCGCCCATGCTGTCAGATCCGAATGCCGTGGAGATGGCCTCGCCGACAGCCTTGACGGCCTGCACGCCGATATCAAAGACGGAGAAGACGCCCTCAGCAACTCGGCCGATCTTGTTTAGCGTCGATTCGGAAGGAACGAGGCTTTCCGTAAACGAAGTGAACGCCTTGGTAATGTCCATAAGTTGCTGAGACGTTGTCGGAGGAAACACCTTCCGAAACGCATTACCGACGGTCGATAGCACCTTACCGAGGGATTCAAAGACATTGGACAGGCCTTTGATTAGTTCGGTTCTTCCGCCGAGATCCTTCCATCCCTGAAGAAGGTTGTTTCTCGATTCTGACGATCGATTGACGACATCAGAAATAACATCGGCAACACCAGACCATAATTCCTTGGCTTCTTCGAAGTCGCCGAATATGATTTCGAAAGTATTAGTCCAACCAGACGCCAATGCTTCTTTTGTCGTATCGATCAACTGAGAGAACGTCTTGACGTCGGTTGCGGCGCCTTCGGCCGTATTGGCCAACTGGACGATCTGCTTGGCCTGTTCCTCGGTATAGCCCTGAGAAACAAGATCGGCTTCGGTATACGCTCCGGAAAGTTGCTTCAACGTCTCCGTAAGGACATCGGTAGTGAGCCATCCGCCCTCGGTCAGCGATTCTCGGAACGATCCGTACTTCTGGATCATACCGTCGACGTTGGTGCCAAAGTTCTCGGCAGTGCGCTTCAGGGCATTCTGGAAGACCTCGCCGCCCATACCGGCGTTGACCACCGAGTTCCAGTCCATAAGCTGGACCTTTCCGGCGGCGATTGCCTGGGACAGCTGATACATGGCCTGAGAGGCCTGAGCGGAACTCGAACCGGAAACAGCCGCAAGGTTGGCGATACCCTTAATCGAATCCACCGATGTCTGAAGATCAACACCGGCAGCCGTAAAGGTGCCGATGTTCCTCGTCATCTCCGTGAAGTTATAGATGGTCTTGTCGGCGTAGGTGTTCAGCGTGTCGAGTGCCGAATTGACGTCGTCGATCGTCGATCCTTTTGACTGGGTATTCGCCAGAATCGTCTGCACGGCATTCATCTGAGTTTCGTATTCGGCGAAACCGTCACGTACAGAAGCGGTCAATGCATTGGTGATGCTCTTCCCGGCATCAATGGCCGCATTGGTCATGCGATTGAGCACGGAGAACGCCACGGCACCCATGGCATTGAAGCCGGACTGGACTCCCTGAAGACCGGAGGTCAGCGGATTGAAGCTGACGCCGCTTACGGCCTTATCGACGTTGTTGATCGATTCGACCGACTTGTCGAGGTTTAATGCCTGCTTAAGTTTGCCGAGAAGACTTGAAGTTTTGCTGATCCCCTGCTCGAATTGGCTATTATCAAGACGCATCTTTACGACGCGTTCGTCGATGCTGCTCATGCAGAAGTCACCACCTTCCAAGCCTTCTCGGCTATCTTATCGAATACGGGTCGGATCGCCGGGTTGATGTAATCACGACCCTGAACATAGCCTCCGGTACCGGTGCCGTGACCGTACTGGAGGATGACGGCGATCAGAACGCCGTCGTTGATGTTGGAATTGGTCCAAACAATCTCGGTGTAATTACGGGTGCGTTTGATCTCGTAATCCCACGCCTCGGCCGTGGCACCGGAATCGACCGGGGTGGCGTTTCGAAGTGCCTGAACGCCGTCACGGCCGAACTCATCGAGCACGTTCAGGTATTCACGACGCTTCATGCGGTTGAGAAACCGCTCGGTCTTCGTGAAACCGCCAGACACTTCGAATTTCACCCTCATTTTGACCTACTTGACTCGAATGGTTTGACCGGCGTAGATGAGATCGGGATTGGCGATGTTGTTCCATGCCACGAGCTGATCGACTGTGGTGCCGAACTGAATGGCGATATTACCCAGGTTGTCGCCGGACTGCACCGTGTAATACTGCGCGGAGTTGGCATTGATCACACCCTGGACCTCGTCATAGCGAGAGCCAAGCACGGTCTGACGAGTCAAGCCGTCGCCATACATACCGGCATAGACCTCATTGACGAGCGTGGCGACATCGGCAGAGGCGATGTGGTTGATAAAGTTCTGCACCTCATCGTATCGGGATCCGAGATTCTTCTTACGATCCGCACCATTGCCATAAAGACCTTCCATCGTCCACGTCGCCAGCTGAAGCGTGGTGCCGGACGGACCCGAAGTCGATGGCTTGGACGGAGCGCTCGACGAGCTGCCGTAATACTTCCGGAAGTCGTCAAGAGATCCATAGAACTTATCAAGATCAAGATCCCCATTCCAACCGTTCAATCGACCAGAGCCCGAATACTGACGGATGGCGCAGGTATAAGCGCCTTCGTTCCACGGTGTATTCTGATACCCGGTCGGATTCGTATCGGCGTACTGGGCGATCCACAGTCCGCAGTTATGACGTTTAGCGACCTCAGCGACCTGATTATAACGGGATGCCGGCGCATAGATCATCGGAAGAACACCGGTTCGTGCAATAACCTGAAGGATCACCTGCTCGAGATAGGACTCATTGCCCCATGCCGAATTCTGGTCGAATTCCCAGTCAAGACAGATCATCACCTTGCCGATCCAGTTAAGAATCGAATCAATGAAGAAATTTGCTTCAGCGACCGCATTGCCGCCGGAAATATAATGATAGACGCCAACTCCCTTACCGAGAGACATGGCTTGTTCGACAGCTCGGACACAATCCGGGTTGGTGTAACCGGTACCCTGCGTCGCCTTGACGATGGCGAAATCACAAGGAACCTTAGAAAGATCAAGCCACGCCTGATAACTGGAAATATCAATACCGTTTAATGCCATGAGTACTCCTTTCATCCCTTGCTCCCAGTCTCTGCTCGACGTCGGGCATTCATCTCCCTGTACATTTTCGAAATATCAGACTTTGCCATCTTCTTTTTCGGCGAGTTCTTGACTCCAAATATCTCGATCAGGGCGATAAGACGGCTGAGATGCCACGTCTCGCATGGTTGCGCGGGTATTCCAGCGGAAAACATCCAATAATAGATAAGTTCGGACGTCACCTTGGATGATGAACGACGCCCTTTGGACATGTGATTGATCGTGGTCGCCGTTTGCGACGATTCAATGTAATGATTAAGTTCGGAAAAATGATCGAGCATGATCAGATCGAGTTCGGTATCCGAAATATCATCGATCGCCATACAACGAAAATATGACCGTGTTTCATTGATGCTTTTGGATTCGTCATCAAGGAACGGTTTTCTCCAGATCGACTCCCATTTTGAAACGGAAAGAAGCGAATGCTCGAATCGAACGATTCGCGGTCCTACAGTGATGAATTCGTTCTCCGACTCGTCGTAGAGTTCACCTTCAACCGTCAATTCGAGCATTCGCGCATCTCACTTCCGTCAGGCCTCTGACGCCTGCATCATGGTATAGACCTTACCCGGAAGGGGCAGGGCCGGCTCGCTGGTAGTGTCGCCATACAGCTTCTTCTCAAGCGCGGCGAGCTTACTCTTATCGACCTTGGTCGAATCGATGGTGATCGACGCCACCGGCTTGAGTTCCGGATGGCCTTCCACGGAGACCGGATCGGTATCGATCTCCCAGCTGAAGGTCATGCCCTCCGGAGAATCGTTGATGGTCTCATACGACTTCTCCGACGGGGAGGCGGTGGCGCCGTACACCAGATGCAGCTTGTAGCCGGCGTCCTGGCTGACGTCATTGCCGATCTGCGTACGGTACGAGAAACCGAACTTGGATCGCGACTGCTGGCCGAAGACCACGCCATCGGTGACCTCGGCGCCACCATCGCACGGAATGAACTCATCCGGGAAGGTATAGGCCTCGATCGTCGCACCAAAGGTCTCGGCGGAACGCAGCGAGGCGTACTTGATGTTATCGGCGTACATGTCGTTTGCCTCGGCGCCATCAGGGGACTCGGTGACGGCGGTCAGGCCGTTCCAAGCCACGCCGGCGCCATAAGCGCCACCGGTCGTCATCGGGTACAATACGCCATGGTCCGTACCCATCTCATACTGGCGCTTGCCGGTATCATCCCAAGTAAGAGCTACCATTCTATCTCCTTAAAAGTAGCAATTGAATACATCATGATGGAGGTTGTCGCTTACGAAATGCCGATCCATTGTACATAACGGCAATGCGGCAACCTTGCTCGGAATCAAACTATCCGGATTTTTATCGATTACGGTAATCTGATACCGAAGCTTGAAAATATACGGATAATTATCAGCGAACTGAGTATCACCCGTATTGCGTTCGTAGACAATACATGGATAATTCATGTAAATTGTCGAAGGCGGCTGAAAATATACATGGCCGTTAACAAATGATGGATCGATTTCGGCCATGATATCGGTTAAAATATCATGGAGCTGTAGCCTCGTGCCCATCGTTATACACTCCCCCAAGGGTAAGGATAAGACGGGGACGGCGGACTTCCACTTCGGAAATAGTCCAGCGTGTCCCCATCCACCATACGTACTTCATATCGAAGAAATGGTCGCAGGCATAAGCGTCGGCGATGATCGAGATCTGATTGTTCACGGTAATATTCGGATTGGTGACGTCTGAGCCCTCAAGTCGCCTCGAGTTCCTCGTGACGTCACCAAAATATAGCTGTTCGTAGATCCGATCTTCGTAAACGCCAGGCGAGGTTTCTCCGGTTATGCCGAATCCGATCTTCCCGCAGAACCTCGTCATGGCCACATCACGCCTTGGGCTCCAAGGTAAGGCCCTTCAGAGAATACTCGACAGTGGTCGTTCCTGTGGAATCGGTGGATACCACCTTGATGCTCTGAGTATTAGGATTGGTCACGCGGAAGACGCGGAAGGCATCGAGTTCCGTCAGCGTCACCGGTCCCTTCTTTCCGCCCTTGAGCTCGACCGTGAACGTCGTCGGATCGGTATCGCCGAGCCAATTATCAGCGAAGTCCAGAGCCAGGTAATGGCCGGACTGCTCGGTTGAATCGGAACCATTGAATCCGGTATATCCCGTCACGTAATGGAGTGTGCCACCGATCTTCCGATTGGTGTTGATGACAACATCATCCTGAAGATCGGAGACCCTCTTCTCATAGGCGGTCTCGGTGCCCGTCATCGGCTCGACCAGAACGGTCGGACCCGACGGGCTCACGCTTTTGGGTGGGTCAGCACAACGGCGGACTTCGGCATGGTCAGCGCACCGGAGAGACGAGCCTCGATGAGGTACTTATGCTGGTTGTAGTCGATGTCGAAGTCGGAGAACTGGGTCAGCTCGCCGCCACGATCGGTACCGATGGTGTAATCGCGCAGATTCACCATGACACCATCAACAACCTTGCTCTCCTCGGTCATCTCGAAGCCTTCAAGCACGGGGACCTCGACGATGGCGGAAACACCCATGGCGGCCGCCAGCGAGGCATCGGTGTCGTACAGACGACGGCCGACCTTATCACGCTGCACCATGAGCTCGCCGTGCAGGCTCGGGGACAGGAACAGGGTCGGCATGCCGGAGCCCATGTAGCCAACCTTCGCCTTACGGGCGCGATCGACGAATGCGGTCGGGTCAGTGGCCGGATTGGCACCATCGTTGTAGATGACGTACAGATCATCATCACCGACGATCGGACGGACGTTCTCGGTGTTGACATGATCCTCGGCGGAGGCGGAACGGCCGTCGCCGATCAGAATATCACGGGCCATCTCCTCACGGATCATTACCTTCATCTCGTTCCACAGGAAGTTGACCACATTGAAATCGGTGATGTCGATCTCGTCATCACGATCGAGACGCTGCTTCTTGTAGATCGTCTGCGGGGTGGTGACGCGCTTATAGACCTTAAACACCTCATCCATCTTGCGCTTGTTGTTATTACGATCAAGCGTAAAGCCCTTAGCACGGGCCTCGTCCTCGGTGAGATCAGCATACGAGGTCTTAATACGAGTGAACGGGGTATGACGAGTACCGTTGAGCACGACATCGACCCAGTCGGTGTCGCGCTTATACAGATACGGCTCATCACCGACCTGACGCGCATCCGGGAAGAGCACCTCGATATTCTCGATGCCGTAGGTCTGACCAGCGTGCTGCATCCACTTCTCGGAATAATCACGGAATGAGCCGTAGTCCTTGGCCTCGGCAAGGAATTCCTTCATGTCGTCGTGGGACAGGACCGGAGCTTCATCCTCGGCACCGGCCTGTTCGAAGGCGTTCATATGCATAATATCTCCTTCTTCCTCCGAATGGGAGGCGCTATTGTTGTTCTCTCCGTCAGTGTCCTCACTGTCGGAATCACCCTGCTCGACGGCAAGGCCGATCAGAGCATAGGCGACATTCTTCTGTTCTTCATTCAGCGTGTCGAAGACATCCTGAACGGTCTCGCCGGACGACGAATCGTCAGACTCATCATCGGCATGCGAAATATCGGACTGTGCAACACTCTCCTCGGCACCACCAATGGCCGCGCCAATAAGAGCATATACAGCGTCCTTCTGCTTGTCGGTAAAAGTGTCCCAGACCTGCTGGACCGTTTTGTCCGAAGCTTTCGTGGACGAATCGTCCTCGGTCTTGGAGGTAGACGTTTTGAAATTGTCTGCGTGCTGCATGTCATCCTCACTTTTCTCATTGCCATGCTCGACGACAATCTCCTCACCGGAATAGATTACGGCCTCGTCATCAAGGAGGTCCTGAGTTCCATCCGAATGCTGGAGCGTGACATTGTCGATATAGGCGCCGGGATTGGCGCCGGCAAGGACCAGACTCACCTCTCGGATGTTGCCGTGCATGACGTTCTTGTTGCGTTCGGTCAGATGGTTGGCGTAGATCGACAACGCCGTAATGTCGCCGTGCTTGACGAGCTCCTTGGCATCATGGCCCATCGGCGTGTTGTTGAATGTACCGTAGCAATACACGCCGTCATCGCGATTCTCAAGGACCGCGTGACCAAGCACGTTGTCGATGTCACTATGGTTGTGCTGATAGACCAGAGGGACCTTCTGACCGTCCTGATCGGCGAAGGCGTCCCTCATGATGGTTCGTCCATCGGAGCAACGGATGTTGTTCCGAGTGGCGTAACCACTGAAATCATACCCCATTTTGACTGTCTCCTTCCATTGGGGCGTTCAGCACATCCTGAATGGACGGCTGTGCTGAATCTTGGGTTGGTTCTTCTGTGGATTCTGGCTGCTGCGCGGTCACGTCGGTACCGAGCGGGTTGATGTTGGCGTTGCGCAACTGATCCGCCTGAGGTTCTTCGGAACGGGAGAAACCAAGGATCGAACGGAACTCGTTCGACGACATGATCTCGTTCGACGTGAATGCCGCGGCGATGTTCGCCAGATCGGTGACCGGAACCAACCTGAACGGATCGCGGAAGAACTCGATGCTCTGTCCTTGACTTCGGGCGGTTTTGGTCAGAAAGGTTCGCTTCAGCGCGTCACAGATGGCCGAGATCATCGGCTCCAAGGTGCGGTTATGGTAATTGAGCATCTCCTCCTGAGAGGCGGTTCCGTTCACCACGGCCTCGGAAAGGCCAAGCTGACCATAGAGCTGGGTCGTCAGATTCTGGATCTGCTGAAGCATGTGATTGTCGAGACTTCGGTTGAGCTGGGTGATCTTCTCGGAACCGTCGGTGTACGCAACGCCATAGGCGGAATCCTTGAGCTGATCCTCCAGCTGCTGTCGCCTGATTTCGGCCTGACGCTTCTTCTCCTCGGTCCGGATCTGGTATGGGAACTGGATGATGAGATCGAGCTTTCCAGAGGCGGCCTTGTCGTCGATTGCGTCAAGCTGATTAAGCTTACGGATCAGACGCTGAAGCGTTGAGTTCGGCTCGTTCATCACCTGATACAGCGGGTTCTGGACGATCGCTACCTTGCGCTTCGGCATGACGATCTCCTCCCGCTGTCCGGAATTTGGAGAATCATTGTATACCGACAACTTCACAGCCCGTGGATACCATTCGACCACACGTCCGACACGCATCGTCTGAATATCGAACGAATTTGATTTCATCGGGTCGACCGTGGTGTCGATTGGCACCATGGCCGCGGCCCCGTCATCACACATCATCATCACGACGTCCATGATGAAGTCACGACCGGACTGGTCGATGTTGGCCTCGATGTTCAGGCACTGATTGAGCCCGTCGTCGATTGTCTCCAGATACTGCTGGGTCTTCTGATCGATTCGGCAATGCCTGATCTCGATGGCGCTCACGTCGATGGCGATGCGATTGTACAGCGAGGATATGATCGATCGGTCAACGCCTCGGGTGAAGACCCGCGCATCAGGACGACGCGCCGAGGAATATCCGACGGACAACTGGAAATCGGAGGACGGATTGACGAACGCGTTCCATGCGTGCGCCAATGCATCGGTAACGACATTCATTAGGCATCACCGACCGATCTGCCTGCGAGCGAAGTCGAATGAATATGACTGTCCGTTCCCACGGGTCCTGCTGGCCGCATAGGCTATTCCGGCTCCGAGGATAATCTTCCCCACATTCATCAACTGCTTCGACACCTCGTTTGCCGCGGTATTCTTCATCTGGTTGCTGACCTTGTCGATAAACCGATTGCCTTTCTGCTTCTGAATTGTCGTCAGATTCGAATACTGCTGCTCAAGATTGAGCCGTTCATTGATCTTGCGGAGCTCGGCATTGGACAGCTTGTTCGGGGACTTCTTGAGAAGGTCTCGACTCTCCGTGTAATCCTTGTTGTCCGATCGGGAACGCTTGGAACTTACCGATCGCTTACGATCCTTGCGGACACCCCACTTCATGCCTTTGACGCCGAAGTGATAGAGCTCATTCATTGAAACCTCCTTCCCCTTGGATGTTAAGACGCCATTCATACTCCTCGATGTTCTTCCGGATCGATTGCTCAAGGAATGAATTGGTCGGCGGATCGAACTGAAGTCGAACCTTTTGCTGAATATACGGTTTTACGCCGGTAAGAAGTTGATCGTCAGCAGTGAATTCCGACCAGTCGTTCTTCTCTCCGGAGATGGAATATCCCTCTTTGGGACCGACGCCCAACTGACGAAGATTGAAAAATGCGGAATTGATGAACATGATCAGATCCGAATCGAAATCGTTATAATCCTTATCGATGCCGATGACTTTCTTTACGTCATTCAGTATGCTACTCATTCGGATCAACCCTCACTTTCACATACTCGATGAAATGCTCATCCAAAATATCGTATTCCACCTTCAGGAGATAGAGGCATCTCGGTCGCATCGGTTGTATCAACGACGAGAGCTCATACTCGTATTTCCTGATGTAATTGATCTCACAATCACCATGGGATTCTTCCTCGTCTCCGCATAGAAGACTCCACGAGGCGTTAGTGATCTCGAACGGCGTATTATTGGTGCTTCGAATATCGAGAAGAACCTTCTTCTTCTCTCCGAAATCAAAACTCACTGATTTCATCGGCAATTCCCCTCGGTATCCTTCGGCAAAAAGTCGAATATGGTATGGGCAAAGAACGATTCGAACGACTGTATCCGATTTCTCGAAATATCGAATCTGCACCTGACACTGAATATGACCTTTGGCGCCACGATCGTTTTCCGCCCATATCTCGATATCGAGAGGTCCGGGTCGCCAAGAGATATAACCCTCCCAGTGACCCGGCCTGTCCATGATAGGAGAAAAATCGATGCGTTCGCCGTCAACTTCACCCCAACAACGAACGATCATCAATCACTCCTTACGCAGCATCGGTCACCTTGAAGGTGATCTTGATCGTACCGCCGGAGTCGACCGTGGTAGCCTCGGCGACGACGTCGGTGATGATCGGAGCCCTGGTGTCGAGCGTGACATAACGGGTCACGGTCGTGGCCTTACCGATAGAATCAGTCGACACGACGGTGATCGTGTTCTTGCCCTCGGTAAGCGTGACCTCGTGGGAGAAGGTCTTGGTGCTGTCGCCGGACAGTTCGACAGAGGCATTGTTCACCTTGACATCGGCGATGGTCACGGCATCGGAACCAGGCGTGGTAGAGCCGGTGACCGTCAGCCTGTTGCTGTTGGTGATCAGACCCTCGGTCGGAGTGTCGACCGTCAGAGACGGAGCGGTCGTGGAGACGACGAACGTCGTGGTCGCCAGTTCCGAGACGTTGCCATCGTTGTCCGTGACCCGGAAGGTGATCGTGTTCTGACCGTCGTTGAGACCGGTCGCATGATAGGTAGCGCGACGCTTGCTCTCGTGATCCGTGAACGAAAGGTCTCCGGCGTGGCTCTCGCCATTGACCGTGAAGACCACTGTGGTCTCGTTGAGCCCGGAGCCACCGGCGTCGGACATCTCCAGAACAATATCCTGCTCGCTCGCACCAAGGACGGAGCCCTGGGTCGGGGAGACGATGGTTGCGGTCGGCTTGGACTTCTCCAGGACACGGATCTTCAGCTGATCACCATAGGTGGGATCCGCCGACGTCATCGTCGCTTCGTTGTTGGCGGTGTCGACGGCGTGAATCTCGACCTTGTAAACATGATCGGGCTGAGACCACGAGGAATTGGCCGGCGCGTTGGTTGTGGCGGTCCAGGTTTTGGTTTTTTCATCATACCGCGCAACGACCTTCTGGTCGTTGAACATGATGTAAGCTTCTTTGATTGCACTCATTTTTATCCTCCAAAATATCTAGAATGATGTAATGACATTCCCGGAGGAATCCAGAATCGGATTCCCGCGATTATCGAGAATGCGATCGATCACCTGAAAGGTGACGATCAATTGTTCACCGACGTAGAGAGTTGTCGCATTCGTGGAGACCGAGGTGATTTCCAATGATGTCTCCTCTCATTTCCATGGACACGTGTCATTGGGACGCCGTTCCGTCAACGGACGCGCGATTCGGTCATCGCCGAAATGAATGGCGTTATGTGTCGCAAGAGAACAACTAATAAGATTGTCCGGATCGAGCAGTAGATCGTCACCGTGTTCTATGGAATCGGGAGTCAACGGCTCGATGTGATGGATCATGATCTTCCCGGCGATGGGATGATCGGGGCACCCGAGATCGAAACCGTTGTCCCGAGCGATCACCAAATCACGAACGTGTTTCCATTCGGGCGATCGATAGAACCGCTGGTTCATCCAACGTTCGGAACCGAATGTCGGTCCCCCGACGGATCCATGACATTGCAGGTAATGGAACCGGTCGAGAAAATCCGAACGCCGGATGAGCTCGTGATAGGATCGCATCACAGACCCATCTTTCGAAGGAACTGGGCGCCACGGGCTACGTTACGGGCCCTGTTGATTGCGTTCGAGGCTTTTTGGGCAATGCTGTTAACCATTTGCTTGGCTTCATCCGGATGGGAAATATAATACGAAGTCGCCACACCTGCTGCGGTCGTCGCGGCGAACGTTACAGCCTTGGTCCCCGCACGAACCGCCTTCTTCACGCCACGGCCGATTCCGGTCTTAACCGGTTCGACACGATCAGTGGTCTTGCGTTGCCGTTCGGCATCACGACGAGCCTTGCCCATATCCTGTTTTGAGTACTCTTCGTCAAAGGCCTTCTTGTAGGTTGGATCTTTTGAACGCTGCTTGACCACGGAATTAATGTTGCGTCGGCGAACTCCGGCGCCTTCGCCATAATACATCTTGGATCGAGCGGTCTCCTGAGCGTCCTTCCTCGCCTGTTTACGTGTATTACGCTCGGCTCGTCGAACACCCCACTTCATGCCTTTTACGCCGAAATGATAAAGTTCATCGGTCATGATTATTCCTACCTTGATGTCACAGTATTGACAATGATCTTATTACCAATCGCCTTCAAAGCTTCGTTCGCCGGAGAAGCCCAGGAATATCCAGCCCCATACCGAGCCCTCAGATAATTCATATACGGAGCACTACGCCCGATGGCGCTCTTCAGCGTCCCGACACTGGCTTTCATGATGGCTCGACCCTCCGGAGTCGAAGCCACAGTCAGACCTCCAGCCGCAAGCGAAGCCACAGACGTCTTCGCGGCTAGACTGATCATCTCGGTAGTCGCTGCGCGAAAATGCGACTGCCCTTTGTTCATACGGCGATTGATGCGCTTGACACCCTTCTTGCCATAACTTGCCCGATCCGTTATACGCTGTCTGGAAGTGTAATCAGCATTCGGCTTGTTAAGCTGCGCCTTACTGGGCTTGTCACGTTTCTTGCGGACGCCCCACTTCATGCCTTTGATGCCGAAGTGATAAAGTTCTTCGCTATGATTCATCGAAGTTCTCCAATTTTCTGGAAGCATGTCCTCGGCGTCAAGTTGCTTGGCACGCCTCTTGATCCACCGTTTGACATCGTCCTTGTTGTTGCCGCGACCATAGGCCTGAATGGCGTTACGAAGATCCTTGCGATTCCTGATGGGATAACCACCATCGGGCATGGCGAGACCACGCTTGACCAGCATGGCCCGTTGCTTATCGGAAAAATCCACCATTTTGAATCTCCAATCAGTCGAAGAGATCGCGATTGTTCTTGTATGCGACGAACGCGTCCATCATGGCCGCAACGGCGTCGATCTTATCCTCGCGCTTAGCCTTGTACAGCTTCTTGTTGTTGTTCGTGTCCTGAAGGACGATGCAGTTACCCATGGTGAACGACATGAGTTCCTCGTCGAAGAGCAGACGACGATCCTCGGCAAGCTTCTTCAATTCGCCCAATGGAACGGATTCGGTCTTGGCACCCTGAATCACTTTCTCGATGCCGAACTCGCCGTAATCCATGGTATACCGCGCGACGAAGTCCTTGGCGTTGTACGGATCGTAACCGAGGCATCGCACATCATACTCCGACTCGGTGATGTACTTGTCGAGATCCTCATACACCTGCACCATATCGAGCACCGTACCATCCATGACGAACAACGATCCCTCGTTCAGGAAATTCTCGTACTTCTGACGAGCCGCCGAAGGAAGATGCTGCATGGTATAGGCTGAAATATAGTTCCTCGTCTTGACGCCGAATGTCTCGTCGGACAGGGGAAACAGGAACGTGAACGAGCAGAAGTCGTCGCCTTGGGACAGATCGGCACCGAGCGCACACGGCATGCCCCAGAAGTCCTTCTTCCGATGGGGAAGCGTCTCCTCGAAGGTGAAGAAGTAGGTGTAGCCCTCCATCGGGATGCCGAATCGCTTCGCCAGAATGTCATTGCGGGTGGCGGGAGCCTTCTCGGCGCGTTCGACGTCGAGCTGATAGGTTTCATAGGTAACCGTTTGCCCAAGATTGGGATTTGCCTTGATCCACATGTCCGGATTGGAGACTTCCTTGACATCGTCAAGCCGATAATAGAATATGGAGACATGAGGATTGACGTATTCTCCTTTGAGAATGTCCATCAACTCCATTTTGATGGTATCACCGACCGAGTTTCGGACGGTGCCCTCGGAAGAGGTGGCCACGATGAGATAGTCGTCCAGCTTTGACGCGCCCTGTTCGATGGCGCCGATCACATCCTCGCGAATATCACCGGACAACCATTCGTCAACTGTCGATACCTTGGGACGAAGGCCCTGGAGCTTGTCAATTGACATAGGACGAACCTTAAGAAGCGAACCTGTGAGGAAATTCTCTACACCCTTCTTGGTCGAGGCGAGCTTGGCCTGAGTAGATTTCGGTCCGTTACCGGGAAGCGAGCCTTCGGAAAGGAACTTGATGAGTGGACCGGGAGATCGAATGATTGCAGTACGGAATGGTATCATGGTTTCCTCGGCCTGCTTCATGGTTGGGGCCACAACGATCTGCGAAGTCGTCGATGTATCCATGATAAGGAAATATGCCTGGATGAATTCGGCGAACATGGTCTTGGCGGCGCCACGTGCGACGATCAAATATAATTTATTGATCAGACGTTTGCAGATCCGACGATTCTCGTATCGACCAGGACCTCCATGTGGATTCGGAATATAGACCGATCGTTCGACGAAGTAGTACCAACCAAATATCTGCTCGCCCCAGAGTTTGAAACTATCGAGAAGATGAACCGGAGATCCGTCGGTCAGGGTGAGTTCCTTCTCGCAGAACTTAACCCATCCCTCGACCTTGTCGGCGTCATAGTAGATCCCTGGATTACGAACGAGATCGTCGATACGATTCATCTCCATCTCGATCTCATGGCATACCGGGATCTCTCCGGCCATGACCCTATCACGAAATTGACCGTAGTACTTAGGAACGGCTGTGTTCGATAAGGTCATGATTCGCCTCCTTTATTCATTACAAGTTCTTTTTCATTGCTGTCAATCCGCCCCCCAAACATCGTCTTCGTCAGAAATTTGACCAACGACTTCGAATCCTTGCTTTTCATAAATATGTCTAGCATCTGGAGAAATTCCAGGAACTTCAAGAGTTAGCTGTTTCATTCCGGACTTTCTAGCATAATCTTCGGCCATTCTCATTGCGGCTTGCGCATAACCCTTTCCTCGATCATGCTTTTTAATTCCAAGCCATGTAATGTTTAATGAAGTCGGAGATTCGTGGAATAGTTGAAGGTCTCCGATCTTGTTAGAATTCGCATCATATAGTTCCAAATTCTTAGTTGAGTCGATTTGTTTTTGCAAATTAATATTGTGTTTTGCAAGAAAATTTGAGATCGGATTAGCTGTTGACTGAATTCCTCGTATTGGAGCTCCGTTTTTAGTTTTTGATTCCAAAATAAGTTGTTGCTTTTTAAATCCACTTTTGGTAGATGGTTGGCGTTTCTTACGAATGCCCCATTTCATGCCTTTGATGCCATAGTGGTAAAGTTCATCAGTCATTGAAATATCCTTTCACCAGCTACGGAGCAACCCAAATATCACCGACTTGTCGTCGGTCCTGATTGATGCTGATAATGAGATCCAAGCCCGTTGGATCCATAGGCGCGATTAACATCATTATGAAGGTCGAAGAAGCACAGTTGACCGATCTTCATTCCTGGAACTATGCGGATCGGATGATTGTTGAGGTTTTTAATCTCAAGCGTGATGTCACCGGCAAACCCCGGATCGATGAATCCGGCGGTGACATGGGTCGCAAGACCGAGACGGCCAAGCGACGACTTGCCTTCGAAGCGCGCGGCGATGTTCTTCGGGATCGTCACTCCCTCGTTTGTCGAACCAAGGATGAATTCATTTGGATCGAGAACGAAACCGTCATCGTTCATGGCGAAACGAATATACTCCAGATTATGGAGCGTACAATCCATGGCATTGATCTCACCACGACCGAAATATCGTACGATGCTCTTAGAGAGTGTGACGTCGTAACTGCATGGCTGAAGCTGGGACTCATCGAATGGCGTAATCATATGCCGGGTAATACAAAGATCTTTAATTTCGGTATCGTTAAGCATAGACCGTCCGATCTCTCATCTTCAGAATTTCATTATTGGACAATGTGCTCTCAGGATGTCGCTTGCGATAGTTTTCAACGAACTTTGTCTCATTGGATCGCTTAACAAGTTTCATCGCTCCTATGGAAGTCGCAAATGCGGCTCCAATAGGACCGTACTGGTTTGCCAATGTGTGAGCAGCGATCTTTCCCTGCTCTTTGGCGAACATGGAATCGATATGATCGTTCCCGAGCTTCGTGAATCCCTCGACATTGATCTTGTCGGTATCGAATACGATTAATGGATTCTTTGCAAAGTATCCGGAATTCTCTTTATCGTTCACATCGCGGATCACACCATATCCGGCCTTCTTCATAGCCGAATAGAATTTATCATTGATCGGCTGTTGCTCTTTGGTATGAAGAACAAGCATGGTGTTAAATGCCTTATAGGTATTATCGCCGATCTTTCCGGAATCAAGTTCCTGTTTAGCCTTACGCCAAAGTTTTCCTTGCTTCGTTGTAGGAGGAACCGCGGATGCCATCGCGTCTATGTTCTTCTTAAAAACATCGAAAGATTGCTTATCAGTGTCGAACATATTCTTAAGAACCTTTCGAGCGGATTCAGGGGAGGCAACATTAATATCTCCTGCGGCTCGCATGGCCTTACGATACACGGGTCCATTCGCACCAAGTGTCTTGCCATAAAGACCTTCATACCGATCTTTGTCGTGCTTGTTGACGAAGCCATAAAACGCCCTATTGGTCGGTTCCGATCCGTTGTTCGTCAAACGACCGATCTCACTTCCCTTTTCGAATACCCGATCGGTGACTTTATCGTAATGCTTGTACGCAACATAGGCCGCTGCGGATGCTAAAGCAATACCTCCGGCAACCTTAAGGATTGTTTCTGTCTTAGCTCGATTATAAGCTTTGATCTCGGCCTCGTCCTTGGCGAATCCTTGATCGATGTATTTCTTTTCGAGATCCTGCTGACGCTTTGACTTTTTCTTCTGGTTTTCAAGTTTCAGTCGAGTCTTTGCATCTTCGAACTCTCGGCGAGAGTATTCGGCTTTAACCATGTTCGATGTCGTGGAATGCTTTTTTGGCGGTCTTTCGATCAGACAGCATCTTATCGCGCTTCTTACCGAGCGAGGTAAGCGATCCATCTTCGTTCTGATACCTTCGAACACCCCACTTCATGCCTTTGACGCCGAAATGGTATAATTCATCGTCCATCAGATACCTCACCTTCTCCTGTGTTTCCGGAATACGAACGGAATGCCTCTAAAGCATTGTCCATGAGCTCCTGGAGCTGACCAGATTTGTTCAGCGCATCCTTCTTGGCCTGAAGCATAGCCGTCTCATACCTGATCTTCTCCTCTTCAAGCTTGTTTCGAGTCGAAGCGAGCTTGAGATAATGCACGATGACCTGAGATGAAGCCGTCCCCTCGCGAAGTTGCTGCTCGGCAAGGTTGACGGCGAGCGAAATCATCTGATTCTCGCGTTCCTCCGGATTGGAAGCGGGCGAGAACTGAGGGGAAGACGATCCATCGAGCTTCTTACGTCGCCCCATGAAAAATCGCCTCCAGTTCTGTAATGGTTTCAAAGAGTTCTGATGGGTTTGGTTCTCCAAAAGAGAGCACCGAATGGTTGTCCCTAATATCGAAAGGAGTTTCCTCCGGTTTTAACAACCGCCATGAGCGAGGAATTCTGCTTCGGACCCAAGCGGCGCTCCCATTTGAAGCCCCAAAACACGTGGTCTGGGTAATCGACTTCTCGAAAAATATCCCGTCGGGGAAAAATCGAGGAGGCGGGCGATGCTGGAGGGTACCGGTTCATCGCGACCCCTCCCCCTCCATCAAAATAATATGACTCCTTGGCTCGAATCATATTATTTTATCGATGAAGAGCGAGAGATCGCAACGAAATCGGTACTTTTCAGTTTAGTTTCCCATTGGTGTAGGATCACTCTTCTTAATCTTTGCGTATCGGCCGATCACATCGTACTTGATGATCTCGTCCATTGCGAACTCATACTCACGATCTAGTTCAACATCAGTCATTGTATCAGTGACTGACATGATGCGTGCTAGATAGGAGCATGTGCAATAGCCCATACGCTGATCATAGTCAAACCATTGATCCCAATTGGTCCATGGATTGTATGGATTGTCAATCGTGGTAAGCAGATAGTCTTTGGTATTAGCCATTGTCTGCCACCTTAGTCTTAGTAGTCACATTACGCTTCAGTGTATCTATTGATACGCCAAGCCTATCGGCTACTTCAGCCTGTGTGTAACCACGATTGAGCATGGACTTGGCCCTCGCAACAAGGGACGCCGACATAGCAACACCCTGTTTCGGAGTGGACAATTGCTTGACTCTGTTAGGATCCGCGTTTTGCAGGATCTGCTGAAGGGTATTCTTGCTGACGGCCCTATGCTGAATGGCTTCCCATTCCTTATCAGTGATGTCGACCAATTGCTTCTTGGCGCCCACTACAATACGGGCCTCATTAAGGCACCTGTTGGAAAGCTTTTTCAGATCGTCCTTTTCATATTCTGGATGAGCCGCCTTCTTGGCTTCGTACAAACTGTCCGAAAGAAGCTCGGCCTTGCGTTCCAAAGGAGCGTTCTTGAGAGCCGTATTGAGTTTGGCTTTCAAGGAACTGACCTCTGACGAGTATGTTTTTGCAGCTTGGGGATCATACTTGAACGAACCAGAATTCAAATACGATTTTCGGGCTTGGTTTGCCAGGGACTTCAGAGAATTTGCATAGTCGGCATAGACACCTTCCATCGCCGTTCCGGACGAAAGTTCGTAGGCATCCTTGGCAAGGTCCATCTTCACCGTTACCGATTCGGCTGGAACCTTCTTCCAAGAAATAACCTTTCCGTCCTTGTCCTTCTTGGCGGGAACAACTTTCTCTCGACCGGTTTCGACGTAGACTTTCTCACCTGTTTCAGGGTCGATCCATCCGCCTTCCTTGGCCGAACGAAGCTTACGTTCTGGAATGCGTTCAGTAGACTTGGATCTGGAAATAAGAGTGGATGCTCCACCATATTTTCCATCTCCTCGACTCTGCCACTTCTGCTTGAGAAGATCGATCTGATTGTCACGTTCGGACTGTTTCCAGTTCAGCTCGTGCTTCTCAGCATCGATGACCACCATCGAATGGCGGACCGCCTTCTCGATATCCTCCCAAGGAGCACCCTTGATGGTCATGTCCGTAATAAGGTTGGAGACGATACCCATCTCTCTTCCCTTTTCACGCTTCGTCATGACTCGCATACCTTCATACTTAGGATATGCGGTCTTTGGATCGAAGTTCTTCAGACCTTCAAGAGCGGATCGAGTCTTGATCTCGCCTCGGTTATTTGGAATAACCAGAACGTTGTCGCCATCAAAATCGGCGCCAGAGAGTCGTTCGGCCACCTTGGAATTGATACCAACGCAATCCTTGGATCCGCTAAGAGCCGCCCGAGCTTCCTTGTTGTTATTGTTGACCGTGAGCTCAGGAATTTCGAACTTTCCGCCATGCGGGAAGCGAATAAGAATCACCTTCTCGCCAGGTCTGAAGTTCGGAGCGTAGATCTCATTGTCCTTCAAGGAAGGGATCGGTAAAATAACCTGAGTCCTCTGACGAGGCATGGATGCGGCCTTCATATGAATTGCCGCTGAATCGCACTCATCAGAAAATGACTTGAGCAGATTGGCCTTGACTACTGGATTATCCAACGCCATTATCTCATCGTAGTCTCGCTGACGACGATCAAGATCAATGCCAAGTTGACGTTTGGCCAAAGAAATATCCTGCTTGGAAAGCATCTGGGAAGGAAGGCTTCTCGACCAATCATCCCAGTCGCCTTCGTCATTGACCTTATTGATCAATGATTGGTTCTTCTTCCCGGTCTTTGGATCGTCGTACTCATGCTGACCTTTGATCGGATCTATGGTGGCGCCAAATGGATTGCTCCAATCGACATCACCTTTTGTTCCATCCGGATTGGTCAGTCGCTTGAGCGGCTTCAATACCGAATTATCGCCGGTTCCCTCGATCGGAGTGCCCCGTTTCTTGTTCGTGTTGAATATGATGTCGACGCCATCCGGGAACTGATCCGGATCACCGTACATAGCCATACCTTTGAGGTAATGACTGTTGTCAACGTTGATGCGGACCTGTGCGTAATGAGAACCGCCAAGTTCGAGATCAGCCGCTCCCGGACGAATAAGCATGACACCATCACGTTCGGTTCCTCCGTCCTCAGCGTACACGACACCAAGACGCTTGGAATCGAGGGATACCGGCTTCTTGATTCCGACACCACCTTCATGAGGCTCGTCAAGGGACATGCTGATGTTCTTGATCTTGCTTCGGTCATTGACCAGATCTCGAACAGTCACATCAGGAGCAGCAAGGACCTTGACCGTGGTATGATTCGGACCACCCATCTTGGTGTAAATGTAATGGGTGGTGTAGCCTTCCTCCTCAAGCATGGCCACGGCAACCTTGAGCTTGTCCTGAGAATAGCCCAGATACTGCTCAACGCCTTTGCCGATGTCGACGGCTCCGTCCTTGCCGATGGTCTCTTTGAGATTGTTGGCGATGATGGTCGACGCATTGGCTCGAGCACGACTCGAAGGATTGAGAAGAGATCGAACCGTGGATTCGTTCACACCCATGATCTCACCGATCTTGGTGTTGGAATATCCCTTCTGCTTGAGCTCATAGGCTCGATGCTGACGCTGGGCAAGCTGCTCGTTATAGGCAATGGTCCTACGAGCACGAAGCTTCGTTGTAGTGATCCCCATGGAATCGGCGATCTCCTTTTCTGTGAGACCGGAATTCTTGAGATCCAAATATCGCTTGTAGAAGTCCTCGTGCTGGTAAGGGTCCTCACCACTGCCAAAAGGGTATCTTCCAGAACGGCGCTTGACACCAATGTGAGACAACGAGTTGGACTCGTCTTCCATCAACACGACCATGACGTTGCCTTTCCTGAAAATATCATCACCACTGCTCCGATTCCTCGGCACGCAGTTTGTTGATCAATTGATCGAAGTGTTGGATTCGATCCATGATGTGGGCGATCTCATCCGGGCTTACCTCTTCGTAAATATCAGCGTTCGGTCCAAGTTTGATGTACTTCGGATCGGCGTTGGTGGCGATCTTGATGTGATCGTTCTGATAGAGACGAAGGTCGAACTGAAGGTTCATCGGCTTGACTTTGTATTCAAGACAGAACAGCGAAGCGTAGATATACAACTGATCGAAGTGCTTGACTTCGCCGCTTCCGGTCTTGAGATCGAAGACGCGCAACAACTTCTTCTTGTCGTCATATCCGATGAGGTCTGCGGTGCCGAAACAGTTCGGCGAGAAATATAACACCACTTCGGGCGACATGCGATAGTGCAGGCCATCATTGACGAAGTCGTTCAACGTCAGATGGGTCTTTGGCAGAGCCACACGATGCTTGTTAAGATCGGCAGCAAGAGCATGCAGCTCGGTTCCGCGTTGCGCCGCAAGGGACGATCGGAACATATCGGCCATATGATCGTCATCGTAACGGAGCCAGGAATGCTTGCTGGCTCCCATGAAGGCATGAAGGCCCTCAAGATTGTGATGATCATTGAAACGCATCATGCTGCAACCTCCGTGGAAATATGGGACTCGGTCATGTGCTGTTGAAGCTTGTCGAGAATGTATTCCTCGTTCTCGGGATAGATGAACGCCGCGAACGAGTCGGCATTCATCTGAGCCACGTAATCATCCTGATTCGGCTGATGCTTAGCGTCAGCACTCTTCTTAACCTCAAGGGCGGCCCATCGATCCTTATACAAAACGAGAAGATCCGGGATCCCCTGAATATAGTTGGGATCGTTCTTCAGCACACGCGATCCTGGAAGACGTTTACCGATCTCCTTGATGACCTTTCGTTGGAAATCGCGTTCCAAACTCATGGTTCTCCTTTCGACAGAGAAAAAATAAGAGTGGAGGAACGGTACTGCCCGCAGAAAGGATTGCTCGGAAAATAAGGCAAACTCTTCCCCACTCTTACCTCTTTGTGCGATGTTTTTGTCGCGAGCCTACACCTACTCGACATAGGTCGGTTCCGGAACTGAATCGACATGCTCGAGATGCCATCCGTACCAGAATCCGTCAGGTCGCTTTAGCGCATTGTAGATCTCCTGATCCTTGCAACCGTAATGGAAGGCCATATGGGTCACACTTGGAAATATAAGATCCTTCTCGATGATGCGGACCGGTTTGTAGGCTTTGATGTTACGGGCGTCGTTCCAGCAGATATGCATGCCTCGGCATACGCCGTGGTTTCTTGGATGACCAAGAGCCTTCAGGACATCGTTGACGCTCGTTTCCAGAAAGATAGCCACCCTCTCTGGAGACGGATGGATCTCGTTAAGTTCATAAATATAGACTTCCTGGTTCTTGTCGTGATGTGACATGTTTTACTCCTTTACGTATGTGAGATGCTGACCATTGATCATCGGAACGTCTTCCTTCATGATCTGTGAAATTCGACCTTTGGTGATACCGAACCGATAGGCAAGATGGGTCATGCTCGGAAATATCTCTCCGGTCTCCGTGATCATGATCGGTTTCCACAAATATGGACGGATGTTGTTCTTCCATTCGAGATGCATGCCATGGAATGTTGATTGTCGTCCTTGCAACGTATGGACGACATCGAGAATATCTGATCGATAACGCTCGGCGAGTGTGAATGGGTCTTCAAACGTTTCATCAAGTTCATAAACGTAGACCGATCCTCCAATTGAATTCCGGCGAGCCACGTCGACTTCTCCTTTCTAAATCACTAAACTTTTATAGCTAAACTTTTATGCGCGCGTTTTCTTCGTCAGCGTTTTCTTTGTATTATTACTTTTTTTTTCTTTTTAAAATAATAAGGATATAGAAAAAACGCGCGAAACAAAGTTTAGGGCCCGAAAACCCAATGATTCCAAGGCCTCAGGGCACATTGACCCTCAAAAAAGTATGCAGGTTTTTCTGCATACTTTTCCGGAAAACCTGCATAGTTTACACCAAAAGTATGCAGGTCCAAACCTGCATAGTTTTTAAAAAAGTATGCAGGTCCGAGCATAAAAAGTATGCAGGCGGCCTTCCTTCCTGCATACTTTTGCCTCGTTATCATGTCCGAAATATCGCGAGATCGTACGCCAACGGGATCCTATAGACCCTTCTGCATGTCCGACAATAGAGCAGATGAAGGCGTTGGACGCGCGAATATGCGGCCATCCGCTCTCCCTTCCTGCACAAAGCAGCCGTGATCTCCCACGAATGATAGTGCTCGCACGGCATGATCGACCGAATCTGAACCATCGCACTTGGCGGAATCTGAACCAGATCGTCGAAATATGCCCGCACAAGACCTCTCTTCTGGCACCGTATGCAATACGTCCCGAGTTCGAAAGGAACCTCATTGCCGTAGAAATCACGCAATGGCCTCCCCGATGTCTCGATCTGAACGGCAATAGGAACCTCCGAATCGCAGTCACACGGGCTCATTCGTCTCGCCAGATCATAGACGTCGATCCTGTCTGGATCGCCTCCATCCATCACATAGGTCATCCTAATCCTCCTTCCCGGAAATATCCTTCGAGGCGAACGTCCGCTCGTTGAAGGTCTCCTTGTTTGCAAGCGCCCGCAGGATCGCTGAATCGATCGGGGCGAAGCTGCGCAGAATATAATAGTTGAGTTCCTTGAATGGCGAGTTGATCCTGTCGATGCGCCCTGCCGCCTGTTCCATGATCCGATAGGAGTAGTTGAGCGAATAGAACAGCATGGTATCGGTCTGCGTGCAGTTCCACCCGGCGGCCCCGGATCCGTAGTTCACCAGATAGATCCAATCACCGTCCTCCGGAATATCGTCGTGACGATGGCCATTGTATTGATATACCGGAATGCCCGTCCGCCTCCGCAGGCTCAGCAGCTCCTCCAATTCGAAATCGTAGTTGTAGAATATCACGATCCTCGGATGACGGATACAGATATCCATCGCTTCCTTAATCCTGCTCGGATCCGAATTCACCAGTTTCCTCTGGGCGAAGCAATACTGTGATACGTTCTTGAGCGGCTCTCCGGTCCACGGATCCTTCCGTTCCCTTCTCAGGGTCTTCAGGGCCTGTTTGTCGTAATCCACGACGACCTGATAGACGGGGTTGCGACTTGGACCACGGTCCTTCGGACGCTTCATCGGCACCATGATCCGTCGTTTGAGCTTCTCCAGAATATCGGTATGCCTCCAGTCGTTGACCTTCGGATACTTCGCCCATCGGTCGTACACGGCGTGCATGGTCATGAATTGCGTCTTGTTCTTGTAGAACCCATTCGCAACGAATATTGGAATGAGATCCTCGTAGGAATCCGCAGGGGTCGCCGACAGCAGGATCCATCGATTGCCTTGCGCCTTGGCGATATGGATGAATTCCTTGCTCCAGACTCCCGTTCCGGTCGCATGCTGCTCATCGAATATGATCACACCATGAAAATCATGATAGGCCTTGATGCGCTGCCAGCTATCCACGGTGATCTCCACGCCCGAAGGCTTGTTCGTCCCGATATGCAGGCCGAATTTGACGAGATCCTCGCCCCATTCGGCCTTATCGCGCTTCTTCGCCTCGGTGATGATGAGCAGGTCGGGCGAGCCCTTGAGCGGCATGAGCGTCCTGCCGCTTCCCGACTCGCCCGAACGGGTCCGGCAGCACGTCCGCAGCCACCACATGATGGCCACGATCGATTTGCCGGACCCGACCTCGCCGACCAGAATATTCCCGGACTTAAGGTGCGATAGTGCCCGTTCCTGAAATGGTTCCAGCGTAACGGCCATTACTCGCTTACCTCCTCGGAGGATTTGAGCGTGGCCTTGAGGAGATTGGCGAATATGCCATCGTCTCTGATGCAGAATACGACCTTTTCATCCGGGTTCGATGCCGTATCGCCGGTGACGCAGTGCTCGTGATATCGGAGATCGACCACGATCTCGCGAATCCGTATCTCGCCGAGAGATCCGACGACCGAGTTCCATGTCGCCTCGTCGGGAATATCATAGTATTTCATTGAGTCGTTCCTTCGTCAGAAATATGACCATCGGTCCAATGGTCGATGAATGCCATTGCGAGGTCGTGGACGCCGCCACGGACATGGTCGAAGAGGCCATGATTGAATCTCTTGTTCTCATCCTCCTGCCGGTCAAGCGGGTTGATCATCAGATATAGTTCAATCGAAACGTCGGCGTTCGGATGATTCATCTCGATGCCCGATGAGACATCGACAATGCGGTATCCCTTGCTGACCAGCCTCCGGATTCCTCCGATGAGATCGTTGACGTTGTCGTATGAGATATGATCGAGATAGAACGTCATGATTCCTCCTTATGCGATCCAGCATACAGATATGCGGAGCTCCGTACCATGTCACAGAGATATGGTTTCGGATCATCCAGCTCGAAGAATCGTTCCAGATACAGTTTCAGGGCGTCGAGTTCTTCCTTGGTGAAACTATGCGTCTGGTCCCAATAGAATATGACATTGTCGACGTGATCGGATCTGAGAGTTGATCGTTCCTTATCGTACGCAGACCACCGCCGACCATGAAGCCATCCTTCCATGGCAATCGAGGCGTCCGGACTCAATTTGCTGCTAACGGCGATGCCGACGAGTTTTTCGTTATTCGGGAACATGATTCATCCTTTCCTTGCGTGTTTTCCGGTTTCAAGTTTGGCGTTGCTGGCCGATCATATTCGGCATCGCAACGCCACCAGATATCCTACGGCGACATAGCCGGTGATGAGCAGCAGACCAATCAGCAGCAATCCCATCCATACAAATATCGTCATTATGGCTTCAATCATTATTGCTCCTTAACGCCTCAGGTATAATGATTCGATAATGGCAGTTGGGACACACTTTATAGTCTGATTCGATATAGCTATTGCAGTTGCCGCAGCACAGCCGGTCACCATAGAGGCTGCCGTGATCGATACGGCACGGCACACCTTTCCCAGCCTTGATCATGTCGGCGATGTCGTGGTATACCGTCCACTCCTCGACCAGGGAATTGACGATATAGGTGCTTATCAGCAACATCATAAAGATCATCACAAAGATCATCAGGAGCAGTAGAACAGCAAATAAGATTTCAATCATGATTGTTCCTTGTATTAATTATCGACGAATCCGAAGAACCTGGCCATCAAAGGCTCGCTTTGATGATCTTGGGTTCGAATTGGCAGTTCATGACGACGTACTTCATCGTGGGACGATCCTCCGAGTCCAGATCGTAGACGTTCTCGATCTCGCTAAGGAACTCGTCCCATATGCCGTCGACGTTGATGTCGCGCATCGGACGGTTGGTCTTCTTATCCCAAATATAGAAGATGGTACCGCCCAGAGTGTCCATGGATCTGACGATCTGATCGGTCGTGCAGACGCAGTTATACTTGATGCGATCGGCGAAGTGCGCTCTCCTCTCGGCGGTCATGCGCATGGCGATTTCCAGACCGACGAACATGGTCGTGATATCGGTCCGGTTGATCAATATGCTGTCGACCTTATCGAATACATCGGCGAAGACGTTGGCCTCCCGAAGTACCGTAACCTCGTTCATGTCGGTGACGTCGAGATCGATGTGGAGGACGTCCTCCATATCACTTGTCGGACTCATGACATATTGCACATCACGAATCGGTCCTGGGTCCAATCCCAAGG